TACTGCAACAACATTACCGGCGTACACATATGACAATGGTACTAGTGGAGTTGGGGCAACTCTTACAGGAAATGCCAACGGGGCACTATCAATAGATGGTAATGCAGTAAGTGCTACACAACGTGTTTTAATTAAAAATGAAACAGGTGGAAATGCACCATACAACGGTATATATGTTGTAACTAATGCAGGTAGCGGTGCTGCTGCATATGTGTTAACACGTAGTACTGACTTTGATACTAGTGCTGAGATGGTATCGGCTTTCACATTTGTTGAATATGGTACGACACAATCAGATACCGGTTGGGTATGTATAACGAATGCTCCCATCACAGTTGGTACAACAGCTATAGCATTTTCACAATTTAGTGGCGCCGGCACATATACTGCAGGATCAGGTTTAACATTAACTGGTTCAGTGTTCAGCGTTAATACCGCACAACCTACTATCACTTCAGTTGGTACATTGGATGCTCTAAGTGTAACTGGTAACATTACCACTGGTAATATATCTGCGACAAATGGTGGATTCACTACAATTGGCGGTAATTTAACAACTAACGCTCAAACTAATATTACAAGTGTTGGAACACTAACTTCTATATCTGTGTCAGGTAATGCTAACGTTGGCAATATTGGTGCCAATAATGCAGTATTTACAACAGTAAGTGGTAATGGTTCAACATTAAGTGCAATTACTGGTGCTAATGTTACTGGTGCAGTTGCATTCGCTACAACAGCTAATAGTGTAGCAGGCGCCAACGTATCAGGTGCTGTATCTAGTGCAACGACCGCAGGTACAGTAACAACTAATGCACAACCTAACATAACAAGTGTTGGTACATTAACAAGTCTATCAATATCCGGTAATGCTGACGTTGGTAATATAAGTGCTACAATTGGTTCTTTTACTAATGTCAGTGGTAATGGTTCAAGTTTAAGCTCAATAACAGGCGCTAATGTAACTGGTGCGGTGTCATTTGCAACAACTGCAAACAGTGTAGCGGGAGCTAACGTTTCAGGTGCAGTATCATTTGCAACAACAGCTAATAGTGTAGCTGGTGCTAATGTAAGTGGTGAAGTATCGTTTGCAGCAACTGCCAATAGTGTAGCTGGTGCTAATGTAACTGGTGCAGTTGGATTAGCTACCTTTGCAACAACAGCTAATGCAGTAGCAGGCGCCAACGTATCAGGTGCAGTTGCATTCGCTACAACAGCTAACAGTGTAGCAGGTGCTAATGTATCCGGTCAAGTTGGTTTTGCTAACGTTGCAAATAACGTAGCAGGCGCTAATGTAAGCGGTACTGTCTCAAGTGCAACTACCGCAGGTACAGTAACAACTAATGCACAAGCTAATATTACAAGTGTTGGCACATTATCAAGTCTATCAGTATCAGGTAATGCTAACGTTGGTAACTTGGGAGTAAGTGGTGGACTAACATCTACACGATCTCTAGTAACAGTTACAACTAACACAGTAATTGATCAATTTAGCCCAGCAGTATATACAACTGCTAAATATGTTATTAGTGTGACAGGTGATAATGGCGTACAATCAGTTGAAACATTGTTAGCACAAGATGGAACATCTTCTTTCATTACAATCTATGCTGATGTATGTTCTAACAATACTGCTGATATCATTGAACTGTCTAGTAATATTAACGGTATATCAGGAAACGTAACGTTGTATGCAACTGCTAGTGGTGCAAACACAAGAGTGAACATAGTAACTATGTACATTTAATAAATAAAAATTTGTAAATGCGGGGTAACCCGCATATACTTAAACAGGGAATATGGAACTGTGACAGTAAAATACTTTAACGTAAAGACCGGCCTAACAACCGGAAATATACTATTGGATGCAGGTAATAGCAATATTACTGCTAATACGTTCATAGGTAATTTATCTGTCACAAATATTGCTAATTTGGGTAATGTTGGCAATGTAAAAATATCCGGCGGAACTAACGGATACGTACTTTCTACAGATGGTAGTGGAAATTTAAGTTGGGAAGTCGGTGACACTCTACCGGGAGGCACGAATACACAAGTTCAGTTTAATGATGCCAGTACATTTGGTGGCAATTCAGCCTTTACTTTTAATAAAACAACTGGAACTCTTAGTTCAACTATATTTTCAGGTGCCGGTAATGCACTAAGCAATATTCAAGGAGCCAATGTATCCGGTCAAGTTGCATATTCTAATGTAGCAAACAACGTAGCAGGTGCTAATGTTTTGGGACAAGTAGGTAATGCATTAGTAGCTGGAACGGTATATACAAACGCACAACCTAACATAACAAGTACTGGTACATTAACAAGTGTTAGTGTGTCAGGAAATGCTAACATAGGCAATATTGGTACAGGTGGTTTAATAACTGCAACAGGTAACATTAGTGGTGGTAACTTAAATACAGGTGGTGTAATATCTGCTACTGGTAATGCTAACGTTGGTAACTTAGGTACAGCCGGTTTAGTCACTGCAACCGGCAATATCATTGGTGGCAATTTAACTACGAGTGGCATATTATCTGTTACTGGTACAGGTGTAAGCTCAATCAATGGCAATTTGAACATGAACAGCCAATTTGTTGTTTCAGTTTCAGACCCAGTTAACTTACAGGATGTAGCAACAAAGAACTATGTTGATATAAAAGTAACTAGTGGTATATCATATCATCAACCTGTACAGGTAGCAACAACAACTACATTAGCAATTGCTACCGGTGGCACGACAGCATACAACTCACCAAATGGCGCTGCTAATGGCATTGGCGCATATATTAGTACAACTGGTACATTCAACTTAATTGATACTGCAAACGTTCAAACTGTTGATACACGTATCTTAGTTAAAGATGAAGCAAACGCAACATGGAACGGCGTTTACACATATGCAAATACAACTGCTATCGTTCGTTCTACTGATACTGACGAATACGGTGCAGATAGTGTAGAAGCATTTAGCATCAATGACTATTTCTATACACAAAATGGCACAGTAAACAAAGGTGTTGCTTTTGTTGTAAGTGCCCCGAGTGGAACAATTACATTTGGTACAAGTAATATTACATTCTCAATATTCAGTTCATCACAAGTTTATAGTGCAGGAACTGGTATTGCGATTACGGGCACAACTATCAGTGCAAATGCCAGTCAAACACAAATTACAGCAGTTGGCACACTAACAACTTTAAGTGTCAGTGGTAATGCTAATATTGGAAATATTGGTACAGGTGGAATAATTACAGCTACCGGAACTGCAACCGTTGGTAACTTAGCTACAGGTGGAACATTAAGCGCAGGTGGTAATGCTAACGTAGGTAACTTGGGTGTTACTGGAGTGTTTGCTACTACACTAAGTGCTACGGGTAATGCTAACGCTGGTAACATAGGCGCAACACAAGGTATATTCACTAATGTAAGTGGTAATGGATCAACATTAAGTTCAATCACAGGTGCTAATGTTACCGGAGCAGTTGCATTTGCAACAACTGCCAATGCAGTAGCAGGAGCTAACGTGTCAGGAGCAGTTGCATTTGCAACAACTGCCAATGCAGTAGCAGGAGCTAACGTGTCAGGTGCTGTAACTTATGCCGCAACAGCAAATGCGGTAGCTGGTGCTAATGTCTCCGGAGCAGTTGCATTTGCAACAACAGCAAATAGTGTAGCAGGTGCTAATGTTTCGGGACAAGTAGGTAATGCATTAGTAGCTGGAACTGTATATACAAACGCACAACCAAACATCACAAGTACAGGAACATTGGCAAGTTTATCAGTATCAGGTAATGCTACAGTTGGTAATATTATTGGCCCACTTGCAAGTGGTAATAGTAATATTTATATTACATCAAATGCCAATATTAGCATGTATGTGAATGGTAATGCTACCGTAAGATTTGTTGTTACTGATACCGGCGCTAATATTACAGGTACACTCAGTGCTACAGGTAATGCCAACGTTGGTAATATAGGTGCTACTAACATTGTTGGTACATTATCGACAGCATCACAAACAAACATTACAAGTACAGGTACATTAGCAAGTTTATCAGTGTCAGGCAACGCTAACGTAGGTAATATTGGCACAGCAGGACAATTTATATCAAGTGTAATTACTGGTACAGCTCCAATGGTAGTATCATCAACTACTCAAGTTGCTAACTTGAATGCAACAACCGCAGGTACGGTTTACACTAACGCTCAACCAAACATTACTAGTACCGGTACATTGGCAAGTTTATCAGTAAGTGGTAATGCCAACGTTGGTAATATAGGTGCTACTAACATTGTTGGAACACTATCAACAGCATCACAACCAAACATTACAAGTACCGGCACATTAGCAAGTTTATCAGTAAGTGGTAATGCAACCGTTGGAAATATAATTGGCCCACTTGCAAGTGGTAATAGTAACATATCTATTACAGCAAACAGTAATATTGCAATGACTGTTGCCGGTACTTCTAACATAATGATTTTAACTGCTACTGGGGCTAACATTACAGGATCATTGAGTGTGAGTGGTAACGTATCAACCGGTGGTGCAATTTTACCTAGAGTAGTATCTATTACTGATGGTACAAGTGTTACTATAAATGGTGATACTACTGATATAGCAACACAAACTAATACTCAAGTTTCAGGTACGCTTACAATTAATGCACCTACCGGAACACCATTCAATGGCCAAAAGTTAATATTTAGATTGCAATCTAGTAACATACAAACGTTCAGTTGGAACGCTGTTTTTGCTGGGTCAACTGATTTAAGTTTACCTACAACAAGTTCAGGTTCGAGTAAATATGACTATGTTGGATTCATATATAACACGCCGGCAATTAATTGGCAATTGTTAGCTAAGAATTTTGGATTTTAATAGTTAAGGAAAATAGAACATGGAAGATATTATCAATCAGATTGACGGACGAGTACAAATTATTTTTGAAAAGACCAGTGAATACAACCAAACATATCGTGATGCATTGTGGATGACACAAGAAGAATATGATGCGACATCAAGTGAAACTATTGAGTCAATGAAGCAAGAGAGATTTGATAATTGGTTAGCAATTGTCAATGCACTGCCAACAGAATAACAGTAGTAATAACATATGGCAAATAGATATTGGGTAGGCGGTACCGGTACTTGGACTACTACTACCACTAACTGGTCGGCAAGTTCAGGTGGTGCTTCGGGCGCATCTGCACCTACCGCAGCGGACTCTGTATTTTTTGACCAGGCAGCAACTTATACTGTCACTATGACGGGTGCCTTAACCTGCTTAGACATTACAGTATCGGCAGGTACAGTAACCTTCACTAGCACAGGTACGTTAGCAGTCAGTGGTTCGATGTCGTTATTAGCCGGAACATTGTGGAGTGCAACCGGTACTATAACCTTTAACGCAACCACCAGTAAAACAATTACGACCAATGCAGTAACGATAAACAGCCCCATAACCTTTGCTGGTGTAGGTGGCACATGGACGTTGGGTAGTAACCTCACCTTAGGTCTTACACTTACTACAACATTAACTAACGGTACAATATCATTATCTACTTTTACCTTAGCTACAGGCATATTTAGTTCAGCCGGCACTGCTGCCCGCTCAATTAGTTTTGGTACAGGTAATATTGACTTAACACATACTACTGCTGGAACTATTGTATTAGCAATGGCAACTGCTACTTTATTTACAGTATCAGGCACTGGTGGATTTACTAGTGCAATGTCAGTGACAAGAACATTTCAATTCGGGAGTACTGCTGGCGGATCAGCAACCAACAGTCCAAACCTATCTCTTACAAGCGGTGCATCCATACCCACTTTATCAGCAGCTAGTTGGTTTAACACATTAAATTTCAATGGTTCAACGTGTACACCGGCATCAACCACATTAAACTTAAATGGATTAACACTGGCTTTGGGTGGTACTTATACTAATTTAACACCTACAATGGTTGGTACTGGTACTATTACAAGTAATGGCAATACTACTTTAACTAATTTAACAATCAATAGTACATCAGGTACTACTACATTAGGTGCTGACTTTGCATTAACTGCAACAAGTACAACAACGTTAACCAGTGGTACATTAGCATTGGGTACTTTTACATTAAGTACTGGTATATTCAGTTCAAATAACTCAACTACTAGATCAATTAGTTTTGGTACAGGCACAATTAATTTAACACATACTACAGCAACAACCACAGTATTGAACATGCCAACTGTTACTGGATTTACTTATACAGGTACAGGTGGATTCACCACAGCGGCGACAGTTGCTAGAGCAGTTTTTTTCGGTAACACAGCCGGTGGCACATCAGCTAATGCGCCAAACATGACAGTAACAGGTACTGGTACATCAGTAATATCCTTTGCAACAGGTAGTTGGTTTAACACATTGAGTTTTACTAGTACTGTGTTTAACCCAGGTACAACCGCATTAAACTTAAATGGATTGACACTATCACCTAGTGGTACATTTACTAGCTTAACACCTACAATGGTTGGTACTGGTACTATTACATCTAGTGGTAATACCACACTTGCATCATTAACTATTGCTAGCACATCAGGTACTACTACATTAGGTGATACATTTACGTTAACTGCAACAAGTACAACTACATTAACCAGTGGCACATTAGCACTAGCTAATTTTACATTAAGTACCGGTATATTCAGTTCAGCCGGCCTACTCACTAGAGCAATATCATTTGGTACTGGTAATATTGCACTAACTCATACTACAGCCGGAACTACAGTATTGTCAATGGCAACTGTTACAGGATTTACTTATACAGCTACCACTGGTGGATTTACCAGTGCAATGTCAGTAGCAAGAACATTTACTTTTGGTACTACAGCTGGTTCAACTACTAATGCACCAAACTTGTCACTTCCGAGCGGTGCATCTATACCCACTTTAACAACTGGTAGTTGGTTTAACACATTAAATTTTAACGGATCAACATGTACACCGGCAGTAACTGCATTAAACTTAAATGGATTAACACTGGCTTCGGGTGGTAATTATGCTAGCTTAACACCTACAATGGTTGGTACTGGTACTATTACATCAAACACCAATACCACACTTGCATCATTAAATATTGCTAGCACATCAGGCACTACTACATTAGGTGATACATTTACGTTAACTGCAACAAGTACAACTACACTAACTAGTGGAACATTAGCGTTAGGTACTTTTACATTAAGTACAGGTATATTCAGTTCATCTAGCGCAGTCACTAGAGCAATATCATTTGGTACGGGTAATATTGCATTAACACATACTACGGCCGCAACAGTAGTATTGAATATGGCAACAGTTACTGGATTTACATATACAGGTACTGGTGGATTTACCAGTGCAATGGGAAATACAAGAACATTTACATTTGGTACTACGGGTGGTTCTACAACTAACAGTGTAAACTTAACATTGAGTGGTGCATCAGTTGCAACACTTACAACAGCTAGTTATTTTAACAAACTGGATTTTACTACTAGTACATTTAACCCAGGCACAACTACATTAAACTTAAATGGATTGACATTGAGTAATGGTGTTGGTGCAGTATATACTACTATGACAGTTAACATGGTTGGTACTGGTACTATTACACCTAATACCAATACTACATTGGGTCCGTTGATTATTAATAATGGTGCCGGCACTACTACATTGGCGGCTGCACTAAGTTGTACCACATTCACTATGACTGCGGGTACTATTAATTTTGCTACATTTAATTTAACCTGTTCCAGTACAGCCGCATATACCTCTGGTACCCTGAGCAATATTGGTACTATTACCTGTACAACTTTTACAGTTAACGGAACATTTACATTATCTAGTGGTACTATTACACCAAGTGTTAGTTTTGTATTGACCAGTGGTGCCTTCAATTATAACGGTGGTACTTTAAGTGCAGTACCTACATTTACGCATACAGCAGGTACAGTTACTCTTGGTCAAGCATATGCGCTTACTGCAACCGGTACATATACATTAACTGCTGGAACATTAAATTTAAACGGATATGATTTAACTACTGGTATATTCAGTTCAACTGGTACAGGTGTTCGTTCAATAACATTTGGTACTAATACTATTATATTAAATCATTCTACAGCCGCACAAACTGTATTATCCATGGCAATTGTTACTAACTTTACATATACAGGTACAGGTGGGTTCGTTACAGATACAACATCAGTAACAAGAACGGTAACCTTTGGCACTACAGGTGGCTCTGCAACCAATGCACCACTCTTAACGTTAACTGGTAGTGGTACAAATGTAATAACATTTACAACAGGTAGTTGGTTTAAAAATCTTAGTTTTGGTACTACGGCATTTAACCCGGGTACAACTGCATTATCAATTGTTGGAGATCTAACACTATCAAGTGGTGGTACATTTACTGGTTTGACAGCTACAATGGTTACTACTGGTACTATTACAAATAATACTAAAACTATAGCTGCATTAACAATCAACAGCACCTCAGGCACTACTACCTTATCTGCTGCACTAACAGTATCAGGTACTACTACATTAACTAGTGGCACTCTTAATCTAGCCAATTTTACAATAACAACCGCTATATTCAGTTCAAGTAACACAAACACCCGGTCAATTACTTTTGGTACAGGTACTATTATATTATCTAATAATACAGCAACTACTATATTGTCTATGGCAATTGCTACTAACTTTACATGTGATAATACCAGCGCCGGAGGTTTTGTAGTAGCATCTCTAAATAGCGGGCTTTTAGAAACTGTAGTATTTGGTACTACGGGCGGATCAACCACTAATGCACCAAATTTAACTGTTGGCAACAGTAATACCACCTTATTTTTAAATATTACTGATAGCTCTTGGTTTAACACATTAACCTCAACATATACTAATGCATATATAAATTACTCCACAGGAGCTACGACTCAAGTACTTGGAACATATGTAAGTACATTGGCATTGTCTAATCAGCGTGATAATTATACAGGATTTCTTCCAAACTTTACCAGAACACAAACATATACTACTACCACATCCCAAGTGTTGGCCGGCATTGGTTTTAACTGTCCGGGTGGAACATTAACTATAGTAGATCCTGTTAGAAATTTTAATGCATTTACAATTAATACCTATGCTGGCACCGTAGTCACTACTTTGGCGCTAGTGGCAGGTACTATAGATGTAAGTGATGCGGCTAATGCATATGATGGGATTAGTGACTCGATGGGGTTTGGACGAATAGTTTCGTCTAACCAAAATACCCGTTCGATGGCATTTGGTTCTAATATTATGCAGCTGGCAAATGCATCATCACCGTATGTTTATGCTACTTCAATATCAATGGCAGATACTACTAATTTTACCAGTACTGGAACTGGGGGATTTTGGTTATATCCTTATACCGGTACTGCTATTACTATTGGTACTACAGCTGGTGGATCTGTTACTAGTACTTTCAACCTATACGTAGGGAACTTTGGTGCACCAGGCGCACTGACCATTACAACTGGTAGTTGGTTTAAAACTTTAAGTTTTATAGCACCATATGGTTTTTCATCGTTTAGTGGTACTATTACTTCCACTTCTATAAACTGTAGTTCTTTGGCACTTTCCACTTATGTCAGTTTCAGTAATTTAAGTGCAACCATGAGAGATACTGGTACTATTACATCTACTAGTCCTGGTACTACTACTATGGGTAACCTAACAATTAATAATGGTGCAGGTACTACTACATTAGCGACAGCACTATCATGTACCACTTTTACACAAACAGACGGTACTATTGATTTTGCTACATTTAACTTAACTTGTTCAAGTACAGCAACATATACAACAGGTACATTATCAAATATAGGTACTATCAGTTGTACAACATGGACTATTTCTGCGGCCAGTACATTTACATTAACTCAGGGTACTATTACACCAAGTGTTAGTTTTGTATTGACCAGTGGTGCCTTCAATTATAACGGCGGCACATTGAGTGCTGTACCCACCTTTACGCATACAGCAGGTACAGTAACATTGGGGCAAGCACTATCATTGGCTGCAACAGGTACATATACATTAACTGCCGGAACATTAAACTTAAATGGATTTGATTTAACTACAGGTATATTCAGTTCGAGTAACACAAATACTCGTTCAATTACATTCGGTACAAATAATATTGTATTAGCGCACACCACGGCAGCAACAGTTGTATTGAGTATGGCAATTGCTACTGGATTTACATATACAGGTACGGGTGGTTTTACTAGTGATATGTCAGTAACAAGAACATTTACTTTTGGTACTACAAGTGGTTCAACAACTAATGCACCCAATTTGTCACTTATATCTGGTGCATCGACTTCAACATTTACTGATGGGTCATGGTTTAAAGCACTAGACTTTACTGGAAGTACTTGTACTGTTGCAGTTACTGCTAGTCTACTTGGCATTAACGTAGACACATTAACGTTAGCAACGGGTGGTACTTACACAAGTTTAATACCAGTTTTTACTAGATCACAAACTTGGACCCCGCAATATAGCAAACAATTAGGTGGTATTGGATTTAATGTAGTTGGAGGCACATTCACATTAGGTGGCGCACAAACTTACACAGCAACTTCGGTGACTATTTTAACTGCAGGTACAATGGATTTAGGGGGATTTGATTTTACGACTGGTTCATTCCTTTCATCTAACACAAACACCAGATCAATTAATTTTGGTACAAACAACATTATATTAGCAACTACAACTGCCGCAACTACAGTATTGAGTATGGCAGTAGTTACTGGATTTACTTATACAGGTACTGGTGGATTTCAAACAGATGCAACATCAGTAACAAGAACGGTTACATTTGGTACTACGGGCGGCTCATCAACTAATGCACCAAGCTTGTCAATAACTGGTAGTGGTACAAATGTAATAACACTTACTACCGGTAGTTGGTTTAACACATTGAGTTTTGGAACTACTGCATTTACAGTTCCAGCTACGTCATTAAGCGTAAATAGTTTAACACTATCCAGTAGTGGTACATTTACCGGATTAACAGCTACAATGGTTGGTACTGGTACTATTACAAGTAATAATAAACCAATTGCGGCATTAACAATCAATCATTCAGGCACTACTACATTAGCAGATGCATTATCTACTGGTATAACTGCTACTACTACACTAACCATAGGAACATTAAACTTAAATGGATTTGATTTAACAACTGGTATATTCAGTTCATCTAACACATCTACTCGTTCAATTATTTTTGGTAGTAATAATATTATACTATCAACTACTACGGCTGCACAAATTGTGTTAGCAATGGCCACTGCTACTGGATTTACATGGGACAATACAAGCATTGGCGGGTTTACTAGTACAATGTCAACTACAAGAACATTTCAATTTGGTCAAACTGCCGGCGGCTCTGCAACCAATGCCCCTAACTTAACATTAATCAGTGGTTCGTCAATTGCTACGCTTACAACAGGTAGTTGGTTTGATAATCTTAGTTTTGGTGGTTCTGGTGGTACTGAGTTTACTTTAGGTACAACTGCATTGTCAATTAATGGAAGTTTAACACTATCAAATGCAGCACTTGCTATATTTACTGGTTTAACACCAACAATGGTTGGTACTGGTACTATTACTAGTTACGGTAAAACTATAGCCGCATTAACAATTAATAGCACCTCAGGTACTACTACATTAGGTGGTGCATTGTCATTTGCACTTGCTACAGCAACAACTACACTAACATCAGGTACATTAAACTTGGGTGGATTTGATTTAACAACCGGTATATTCAGTTCAACTAATACGAATACTCGTTCAATAGTTTTTGGTACTAATAATATTATATTAGCACATACAACTGCGGCAACAACAGTATTGTCAATGGCAACTGCTACTGGATTTACGTGGGACAATACAAGCACCGGAGGATTTACTGCGGCAGCAGATATCACTAGGACATTTACATTTGGTACTACTGGCGGATCAACCACCAATGCACCAAATTTATCAATAACTGGTAGTGGCACAGCAATAGCAACAATCACAACAGCTAGTTGGTTTAACAATCTTAATTTTAATAGTACTGCATTTACTGTTCCAGCAACCGCATTATCAATTGCCGGCGGTCTAACATTATCAAGTGCAGCCCTTGCTGTATATACTGGTTTGTCAATTACTATGGTTGATACTGGTACTTTTACTACTAATGGTAAAACCATAGCGGCATTCACTGTTAATAATGGCGCAGGCACCACTACAATGTTAGGTGCAATAGGTTGTACAACATTTACTATGACCGCCGGCACTATTGATTTTGCTTTCTATGCAATAACTTGTTCAGGTGCATTTACATATACATCCGGTACTATATTAAACTTCCCAGGAAGTTTAAGCACTACTACATTAACAATTAACGGAACACTGACCATGACCGCTGGTATGACTATTACTGCAACAGTCAGTGTAGTATTGCAATCAGGTGCATTTAACTATAACGGCGGAACATTAACTACTCCTGTTTTCACTCAAACAACAGGTGCAGTAACATTGGGTCAACCATTAACAATTACTGGTGCATACACACTAACAGCCGGTACATTAGACTTAGGTAATAATAACTTAACAGTTGGTACATTTGTCTCATCTACTGCTAATACTCGTTCAATATCATTTGGTACAGCAAGTATTACATTAAACACCAGTGTAGCAGCTTCTACTGTATTAAGTATGGCAACTGTTACTGGATTTACTTATACAGGTACTGGTAATTTTATTAGTGATGCAGCGGTAACAAGAACATTTACATTTGGTACTACCGGTGGTTCTATAACTAATAGTCCTAATTTAGCAATAAATGGTAGTGGTACAGCAATAGCAACAATTACAACAGGTAGTTGGTTTAACACATTGAGTTTTGATACTACTGCATTTGTATTACCGGCTACATCATTGAATCTAGAATCATTAACATTATCCCCCGGTGGTACATTCACTGGATTGACAATTACTATGCTAGATACTGGTACAATTACTGGAAATAGTCGTACAATTGTTTCTATGACTATCAATCATTCAGGTACTACTACTATTGCTGGTACACTTTTAACTTGCACCGGCAGTATTACCCTTACAGCGGGCACTTTAACTTTAACCGCTAATCTTAATTTACTAACAACCAATGGGCAATTTGTCTCAACTAACACTAATACTCGTTCAATTAATTTTGGAGCATTTAACATTGACCTTCAATGTACTACATCCGCAACTGTAGTATTGAATATGGCAGACGCCACTGGATTTACATATTCAGGCACCGGTGGTTTCACAAGCCCTTCTACTAGTACTAGAACATTTACCTTTGGTACTACTTCGGGTTCAATTACCAATAGCCCTAATTTAACATTAACTGGTGTTGGTACATCAGTGTCAACATTTACAACTGGTAGTTGGTTTAACACATTAAGTTTTGGTAGTACTGTGTTTACCTTAGCCGCAACAAGTTTAAACTTAAATGGATTGACATTAAGTACTGGTGCCGGTGTATATACCAACTTGACAGCCAATATGCGTGGAACTGGTACTATTACTCCGAACACCAATACTACATTAGGTCCGTTAGTTATTAATAATGGTGCCGGCACTACCACATTAGCGGCAGCATTAAGTTGTACCACCTTCACTATGACGGCCGGCGCAATTGATTTTGCTACGTTCAACTTAACATGTTCAGGTACAGCAACATATACATCAGGTACATTAAGTAATATTGGTACTATAAGTTGTACAACATTTACTGTTAATATTGGAACATTTACATTAACTCAAGGTACTATCACACCAAGTGTTAGTTTTGTAGTATCTGGTAGTGGTACATTTAACTACAATGGTGGTACATTAAGTGCAGTACCTACATTTACCCAAAGCCAAGGTAATGTGACCCTTGGCAAAGCATACGCTCTTACTGCGACAGGTACATATTCATTTAGTGGTGCTGGTACACTAGATTTAGCTGGATTTACCTTAACCACTGGTATATTCAGTTGCAACCACGGATCAATTCGTTCAATTAGTTTTGGTACAGGTAACATTGTATTAGCACATACAACTGCGGCACAAACAGTGTTGGATATGGCAAATGCCAGTAACTTTACTTGGACAGGCACTGGCGGTTTTACTACTACAATGTCAGTGACACGAACATTCACTTTTGGTACTACGGGTGGTTCCTCAACTAATGCACCAAACTTAACATTGAGTAGTGGCGCATCAGTAGCAACAATTACTAATGGTAGTTATTTTAACACACTTAGTTTTGGTACTACTGCGTTTACAATAGGTACAATAACATTAAACTTAAATGGACTGACTTTATCTGCCACCGGCACATATACAACATTAACAGCTAACATGATTGGTACTGGTACTATTACAGGTAATACCAACACCACATTAGTTACCTTAACAATCAATAGTACATCCGGCACTACTACGTTAGGTGACGCATTTAGTTTAGCCGCAACTGGAGTAACAACGTTAACAAGTGGCACATTGGCATTAGCTACTTTTACTTTAACAACTGGTGTATTCAGTTCAAGTAATGCCAATACTCGTTCAATTAGTTTTGGTACAGGTAATATTGCATTAACTCACACTACTGCATCTACTACAGTATTGTCAATGGCCACTGCCACTGGATTTACTTATACAACTACTACTGGTGGATTTACCAGTATAATGTCATTGGCAAGAATATTTGTATTTGGTACTACCGGTGGCTCATCAACTAATGCACCAAATTTAACACTCAGTAGCGGTTCATCAATAGCAACAATTACTACAGGTAGTTGGTTTAATAAATTAGATTTTGGAACTACAGCATTCAATCCAGGAACCACTGCGTTAAACTTAAATGCATTAACACTATCAAGTGGTGGTACATTTACAACATTGACACCAACAATGGTTGGTACTGGTAGCATCACAAGTAATGGCAAAACTATATCCGCATTAACAATCAACAGCACATCAGGTACTACTACATTGGCTGATGCGTTGTCATTGGCACTTGCCACAGCAACAACTACTTTAACGAGTGGAACACTGGCACTTGGTGGATTTACATTAACTACTGGTATATTCAGTTCAACTAACGCAAACACTCGCTCAATAAGTTTTGGTACAGGTAATATTGTGTTGGCTCATACTACAGCCGCACAAACTGTATTGTCAATGGCAACTGCTACTGGATTTACTTATACAGGTACAGGTGGATTTACCGCAGATGCGTCAGTAACCAGAACATATACATTTGGTACTACTGGTGGTTTAGCAACTAACAGTCCAAATTTATCAATAACTGGTAGTGGTACTCAAATTGCAACACTTACAACCGGTAGTTGGTTTAACACACTGAGTTTTGGTAGTACTGTGTTTACCTTAGCTACAACAAGTTTAAACTTGAACGGATTAACATTATCAACTGGTGCAGGTGTATATACCAACTTGGTACCAACAATGGTTGGGACTGGTTCAATCAATACAAATGGTAAAAGTTTATCTACATTAACTATCAATCATTCAGGTACTACTACACTATCAAGTGACGTAACCACAAGTACAAGCACAACATTGACCAGCGGTACATTGGCATTGGCAGGATTTACACTGACCCCAACACAATTTATTTCAGGCACGGCAGCTACTAGAGCAATTTCTGGCGCAGGAACTGGGGTAATTTCATTGGCTAACGATTGGACTGTATCAGACGGTACAGGATTTACTGGTTCTGATTATACCATTAACATGACAAAAGCAACAGCTAAGACCTTTGCAGGAGCCGGGGGATCGTATGGTACTCTTGTTCAAGCAGGAGCTGGTGCATTGACTATCAGTGGATCAAATACATTAGCCGATATACAAGCAACTACTAGACCTTCAACAATTACTTTTACCGCAGGAACAACACAAACAGTAAGTCTATTTACCCTTGCTGGAACTGTTGGTAACTTAGTAACAATTAACAGCGTCACACCAGGATCACGATTCACGTTATCTAAAGCTAGCGGTACTGTAACAGCAAGTTATTTAAGTATTAAAGATAGTGCTGCTGTTGGCGGTGCAGTTTGGAATGCATATAATGGAACTAACACCGACAGCGGAAACAACATAGGTTGGTTATTTATAGCACCATCTATCTCTGGAAACGGAAACTTTATGGCCTTCTTCTAAATATCGTAAGTACAGTACGATTGAAAAAATGATAAATAAGAGTAATATCTGGTAGAACGCTACTTATCATGAGGTAAAAATGAGTTTAATTTTAAAACAAGAACCCGCAAACACTATATCAACGCCTCCGGCCGGCAAAAGTACACTATTTGTCAATGACAATAGTGTAATGTCTGTTAAAGACCCATCGGGCAATGTAACTACTTTTCCAACGGCCCAAGGCGCAAACACACAAGTTTTCTTTAACGATAATGGTGCAATTAACGGGAATACTGCTCTTGTATTTGATAAGAACAATGGATTACTAACTGTAGCTAATGTAAGTATTACTGGAACATTAAGTGCTGGTAATATCTCTATATCAACTATCAGTGATGGTAATAGTAGTATAGCAATAGCACCAAACGCTAATATAACAATGAGCGTTAATGGAAACGCTAATATAATGACAGTGACTGTTTCTGGCGTTAACGTTGCCGGAACGCTTAGTGCCACCGGCAATACTACTTTGGGCAATCTTTCTGTTACAGGAACACTGAATGCAGGTGACATATCAGTTGGTAGTATTGCAAATGGTACAAGTAATATTGATATTGTTGGTGTAAGTGGTAATGTGACTACCAGTGTTAATGGCACAGCAAATGTTTTAGTAGTTGCATCTACTGGTGTTAACGTTGCCGGAACATTCAGTGCTAGCGGTAATGCAAACGTTGGTAACATAGGTGCTACCAATGGTGTGTTTACTAATGTAAGTGGAAATGGATCAAGTTTAAGTTCTATAACCGGTGCAAATGTAACCGGAACAGTTGGTCTTGCATCATTTGCAACAACAGCAAATGCAGTAGCAGGCGCTAATGTAAGTGGTGCAGTCAGTTTTGCAACAACAGCTAATAGTGTAGCAGGCGCCAATGTAACTGGTGAAGTTGGATTAGCAACATATGCTACAACAGCAAATGCAGTAGCAGGCGCTAATGTAAGTGGTGCAGTTGGAATGGCAGCGTATGCTACTACTGCTAATAATGTAGCAGGTGCTAACGTAAGTGGACAAGTTGCTTATGCGGCAACAGCAAATAGTGTTGCAGGGGCTAACGTATCAGGTGTTGTATCCAGTGCTACTACAGCGGGTACAGTCACTACAGCCGCACAACCAAACATTACAAGTACCGGAATATTAGCAAATCTATCGGTGTCGGGTAATGCTAATGTTGGTAACTTAGGTGCAACACAAGGTATATTCACTGATGTCTCAGGTAATGGCTCAAGTTTAAGCTCAATAACAGGCGCTAATGTAACAGGTGCAGTATCATTCGCATCAACCGCTAATGCAGTAGCAGGTGCTAATGTATCAGGTACGGTGGCTAATGCAACATATGCGACTAGTGCAGGTACTGCAGGTACTGCTGGTTCTGCAACTACAGCCGGTACAGTCACAACTAACGCACAACCAAACATCACAAGTACTGGCACGTTATCAAGTTTATCAGTGTCAGGTAACATCACAGCCGGAAATGTCAATGCCGGTAATTTATTAACTGCAAATTATTCAACTTCTGTATTGACTACAGCAGCTCAACCAAACATAACAAGTACCGGCACATTATCAGGTTTATCAGTAAGTGGTAATGCAAACGTTGGTAACATAGGTGCTAATAATGCAGTATTCACATCAGTAAGTGGTAATGGTTCAAGTTTGAGTTCTATTACAGGCGCAAACGTAACAGGTGCAGTTGCATTTGCAACTACAGCCAATAGTGTAGCCGGGGCTAACGTTTTAGGTGCGGTTGCTTTTGCAACGACAGCTAATAGTGTAGCCGGGGCTAACGTTTCAGGTACAGTAGCCAATGCAACATATGCAACCAGTGCTGGTACTGCTGGTACAGTTACAACTAACGCACAACCAAACATAACAAGCACCGGTACACTTGCAAGTTTATCAGTAAGTGGTAATGCCAACGTAGGTAATATAGGTGCAACATTTGGCGTATTTACTAATGTAAGTGGTAACGGATCAAGTTTAAGTTCAATCACAGGTGCTAATGTTACCGGTGCCGTATCATTTGCAACGACAGCTAATAGTGTAGCAGGGGCTAATGTAAGTGGTACAGTAGCTAATGCAACATATGCAACCAGTGCAGGTACTGCTGGTTCTGCAACTACAGCGGGTACTGTAACAACTAATGCACAACCAAACATCACAAGTACTGGCACACTAGCTTCATTAAGTGTAACCGGTACTGCAACAGCAGGTAACTTAGCAACCGCCGGCACACTAAGTGCAGGTGGTAATGCAAACGTTGGTAACTTAGGTACAGCAGCCTTAGTCGCAACTGGAACAGGTAGCTTTGGTGGTAATGTTAACTTAAATAGCTTTAATATCACAAGTCTTGCAACACCGGTTAATGACACTGATGCGGCAACAAAAGCATATGTAGATACTGTGGCACAAGGTCTTGATACTAAGGCTAGTGTTGTGGCTGCAACTACAGCTAATATTACTTTATCAGGTGCACAAACTATTGATGGTATATCTATTGTAGCCGGTAATAGAGTATTAGTCAAGAATCAAACAGCGCCGGCAGAAAACGGTCTATATCTATGTGCCACCGGTGCTTGGACAAGAACGACAGATATGACAACTTGGGCACAAGTTCCGGGTGCATATGTATTTGTTGAAGGTGGTACTACACAAGCAGATACTGGTTGGGTATGTACATCAGATGCAGGTGGCACAATTGGTGTAACTGCAATGACTTGGGCACAGTTTTCAGGCGCAGGTAGTTACACGGCAGGAACAGGATTAACTTTAACCGGCACAACATTCAGTGTTAATGTTGCACAATCACAAATTACTTCAGTTGGTACATTAACAAGTTTAAGTGTTTCTGGTAATGCAAACATTGGAAATATTGGTACAGGTGGAGTAATTACAGCTACAGGAACTGCAACAGCAGGGAACTTAGCTACAAGTGGAACATTAAGTGCAGGTGGTAATGCTAACGTTGGTAACTTGGGTGTTACTGGAGTATTTGCTACTACAGTAAGTGCTACGGGTAATGCAAACGTTGGTAACATAGGTGCTAATAATGCAGTATTCACATCAGTAAGTGGTAATGGTTCAAGTTTGAGTTCTATTACAGGCGCAAATGTAACCGGAGCAGTATCATTCGCAACTACAGCTAATAGTGTAGCTGGTGCTAACGTGTCAGGTGCAGTTGCATTTGCAACGACAGCTAATAGTGTAGCAGGAGCTAACGTAAGTGGTCAGGTAGGTAATGCATTAATTGCAGGCACGGTCTACACAAATGCTCAACCAAACATTACAAGTACTGGTACATTGACAAGTTTAAGTGTATCTGGTAATGCTACAGTTGGTAACTTAGTTGGCCCACATGCAAGTGGTAATAGTAACATTGCAATTATAGCTAACAGTAACATTGCAATGACAGTTGCTGGAACAGCTAACGTGTTGTTAGTAACCGCTACTGGTGCAAACATTACTGGTACGTTTAGTACTAGTGGTAATGCTAACGTAGGCAATATTGGTGCTACACAGGGTGTATTCACTAACGTATCAGGTAATGGTTCAACACTAAGCTCAATTACAGGCGCAAACGTAACAGGTGCAGTATCATTCGCTACAACAGCTAATGCAGTAGCAGGTGCAAACGTAAGTGGTACTGTGAGTTCAGCAACTACAGCCGGAACAGTAACGACAGCCGCACAGGGTAACATTACAAGTGTTGGAACATTAACAGGACTGACAGTTGGTAATGCTACTGCTAATGCAGTGTTTGGTAATGGTACTATCGTATTGAATTCAGGTCTTATCACTGGTAACGCTAATGGTATATCAAGTGTTCAAGCTGGTAATATTGTTGGTACTACATTGGGTGCAACAGTTGTTACTTCAAGTTTAACCGCAGTTGGTACATTAGCTTCATTAAGTGTGTCGGGTAATGCTACAGTCGGTAACATTGTTGGCCCTCATGCATCAGGTAATAGTAATATTGCAATTACTGCTAACAGTAACATCGCAATGACAGTAGCGGGTACTGCTAACGTATTATTGGTAACTGCAACTGGTGCAAACATAACTGGTACATTGAGTGTCAGTGGTAATGCTAACGTAGGTAATTTAGGCGCAACTAACTTAGTTGGTACAGTAACAACCGCATCACAAACAAGTATAACCGCAGTTGGCACATTAACCTCATTAAGTGTGTCGGGTAATGCTACAGTGGGTAATATCAGTGCTACTAACCATACTGGTACTACTTCAAACATTACCGGTCAATATATCTCTACGGTAACTACAGGTACTGCTCCGTTAGTTGTTAGTTCAACTACTCAAGTTGCTAACTTGTCAGTTGCAACAGCAGGCTCAGCTACGACTGCAGGTAGTGCTACTACAGCAGGCACAGTGACAACAGCGGCTCAACCTAACATTACTTCAGTTGGTACACTAAGTTCATTGAGTGTATCAGGTAATGCTAACGTTGGTAACATTGGTGCTGCATCCGGTATATACACTACACTAAGTGCATCAGGTAATGCTAGCGCAGGTAACTTAGTGTTAGCTAATGCGGCAATTATTACAGTAGGTGCAAACACTAACGTGGGTACTATTACTGGTAACTTTTCATTGAGTGCAGGTTCTCGTCACGCGGCGACTTACTCCTAATATAGTCAAATTCATAGACACTTTCTTAAAATGATAAGTAAGTGTCTATGAACATCTTTCAATCATCGTATGAAGCAAGGCTTCAAGATTGGTTTCAATTACGGAATTCCGTATCTGGTTTACCCTTACAGGATAAATGCATCACTATAGATAAATGGTGGCAAACTGCGCCATTAGTTACCCATCATCTGCACCCGCATGATATGGACAACTGGCCTGATCCCTGGGTACTTTTGTCCGAAAATACCTACTGTGAGGTTGCAAGATCGTTAGGAATGTGTTATACTCTATTGTTGATAGGTATAACCAACATAGAATTGGTTTTGGCAAAGAATAACATAGGTGAAGATGTGGTACTAGTCCTAGTAGACAACGCAAAATATATACTGAATTACTGGCCTAATACGGTCATAAGTAATAGTCTAGCAGAATTCACCATAATACAAAAATTAGATATAACAACAATAACAGAGAAGATAAGTAAACTATGATTATAAACGTGATCAAACGATCTGGGGCGAAAGAACCTCTAACATTAGAAAAATGGCAAGCACAAGTAGCAAAAGTATGTACAGGGATAGCAGACGTTAGCCCATCGATGATAGAAATAAAATCACAATTACATTTTTACGATGGTATCACAACTAAGCAAATTGATGAGATTACATTACGAGCTATTGTAGATTTGATTGATGTAGAGAATAATCCAGATGTTGGTCACACAAATTATCAATATGTAGCAGGTAAGCAACGTATAAGTATGTTACGCAAAGATGTATATGGTAGCTATTCACCTCCTAAGTTATATGATGTAGTAAAGACAAATGTAGCTACAGGGTTGTACACACCTGAATTACTAGAATGGTATAATGAAGAAGATTGGGACAAGATGGATAGTTTCATCGACCACTCTAAGGACGAAAGTTATAGTTATGCTGCCATTGAACAATTGATTGAAAAATATTTGGTTAAGAACCGTAGTACAAAACAAACATATGAAACTCCGCAAATCAGATATATGGTCGCGGCCGCCACTATCTTTCATAGTGAAGAACCTAACAACGCAAGAATACGTTATATAAAGGAATACTATAATGCTGCCTCTGACGGATTATTTACTCTTGCTACTCCTGTCCTCGCTGGTCTCGGTACCCCTACTAAGCAATTCAGTTCGTGCGTACTTATTCGCAGTGATGATGACCTTGATAGTATTTTTGCTAGTGGTGAAATGATGGCTAAGTATGCTAGCAAACGTGCTGGCATTGGATTAGAAATTGGTAGACTACGTTCACTAGGTAGTCCTATTCGTGGTGGCGAGATTATGCACACTGGCATGATTCCGTTTTTAAAGAAATGGTTTGGCGACTTACGTAGTTGCTCACAAGGAGGTATTCGTAATGCAAGTGCTACAGTATTTTATCCCATTTGGCATCATCAGTTTGATGATCTTATTGTTCTTAAAAACAATCAAGGCACAGAAGAAACAAGAGTTAGACACATGGACTATGGAGTTGTCCTTAGTGCATTCTTTTGGCGCAGATTCAAGAATAAGGAAAACATCACCTTCTTTGATCCGAATGAGGTACCCGACTTATACGAAGCATTTTACAAGAACACAGAACTATTTGAAGAACTGTATGTAAAATACGAAAAGCGTAAAGACTTACGCAAGAAAACAATGAATGCAGAAGATGTGTTTAAGAGTGGAATTCTTAAAGAACGTACAGACACTGGACGTATCTATCTAGTCTTCATTGACAATGTGATGAATCAAGGCCCATTTGACCCTGAGTATCATACAATTTACCAGAGTAACTTATGCTGTGAGATTCTTCTTCCTACTAAATCTTTTAAACGTCTTGATGATAGTGACGGTCGTATCGCTTTATGTACGCTCGGATCTATTAACTGGGGTGCGTTCCGTAATCCTGAAGACATGCGTAGGGCTTGTCGTATTCTACACCGTAGCCTCAATAATATATTGGACTATCAAGACTTTTTAAGCATACAATCTAAACTAAGCAATGACGAGATTCGTCCATTGGGTATTGGTGTCACTAACTTAGCATACTGGCATGCAAAGCGTGGAATGAAGTATGGCGAAAAAGACTCACTAGCTGAAGTTAAATCTTGGATGGAACATCTATCATTCTATCTTACAGAAGCAAGTGTAGAACTAGCCAAAGAACGCGGTGCTTGTTTAGGTAGTGATAAGACACGCTATGGTAAAGGTATCTTCCCTTGGGAACTACGTGCTAAGGGCGTTAATGAACTTACAGATTTTACCCCAGAACTTCCTTGGGAAAACTTACGTGCAGAGATGAGAGCTTACGGTGTACGTAATGCTACACAAATGGCAGTAGCTCCTGTAGAATCTAGTAGTGTGGTAATTAATTCTACAAACGGTATTGAAATGCCAATGAGCTTGATTAGTGTTAAGGAAAGTAAAGCTGGAAGTTTTGTTCAAGTTGTTCCTGAGTATCATAAATTAAAGAACAAGTATCAAATGATGTGGGAACAAACTGATTGTGAAGGTTATCTAAAGACAGCAGCAGTTATTGCAGCCTATGTTGATCAATCTATTAGTACAAACACATTCTATAACCCTGCACACTTTGCTGATCGTAAAGTACCTACAACGCTAATTGCCAAAAACTTAATGCAAAGTCATGTTTGGGGGTTGAAGACATTCTACTATAGTTTGATTAACAAACAAGGTAGTAAAGAAGTAGCAGACGATGCCCCATTAGAAGTTATTGATTTTGACATGGAAGAAGATTGCGAAAGTTGCAAACTATGAACATAGGTATATACGGAGATAGTTTTGCTGAATTTGATAAAATAGCAAAACATCTTCATTGGTCTACTATAGTAGTAGAAAAATTAAATGCCAAAGTAGAAAACTTTGGGTATCCGGCAACCTCTTTATACTATTCGTATAAAAAATTTTTAGAAAATTATACAAAGCACGATTTAATAATAGTTGCGGTAACTAATCCGGATCGGTACATCAAAATGGTTGATTGGTGTGACACACCAGATAGAAATAATAGTTATATCAATTCATATGAACATGTTATTCGTTACAAAAACACAATTTTAAATGACCATGACCAACGAATGTTAACTCATTTAGAAGGATGGTATATAATGTCTGACTCAGATTATAATTCTAGAATGAATGAATTAATGATGAAACACATGGAATCATTGCATAAAAATATTATTTTTTATCCGTGTTTTGTAGACTCATTTTTGCCTGAAAGATACAGTGAGAATAATTTTCCTAAGTTTTATGATTTTTTTTCTTTGGTAAAACAGCAAATAAAATTAATTAACTATCGTGGGAAAATCGATCTTCATACAAAGGAAAACACGCACATAATGGCAGGGCATCTGTTTCCAGAAATGAATGAGTATGTCGCGGAAACAATAGTTTCTAAGATAACAACAGGAGATTGGAAATTTCTAAATTTAGATAATGTAAAATTAAAACATCCAATAACATATTATTACAATATAGAATGAGAGTAACAATGAGCAAACAACAATATAACTTAAACACAAAGACAGATTACTTGAATAGAAAAATGTTTTTGGACCCAGAAGGTCCCGTAACCATTCAACGTTTTGAAGAAGTGAAGTACAACAAGCTAGTAAAAATTGAACAAACCGCACGTGGTTTCTTTTGGGTCCCGGAAGAGATATCATTAACCAAAGATGCAAATGACTTTAAAGATGCCAGCGACACTGTACGTCACATATTCACCTCTAATCTATTGCGTCAAACTGCACTAGATAGTTTGCAAGGTCGTGGTCCCAGTCAAATCTTTACACCAGTATGTAGTATTCCCGAACTAGAAGCATTGATGTACAACTGGAGCTTCTTTGAGACTAACATTCATAGTCGCAGTTATAGTCACATTATTCGTAACATCTATAATGTACCAAAAGATGTCTTCAACACTATCCACGATACACAAGAGATTATCAGCATGGCTAGTAGTGTTGGTAAGTATTATGATGACTTGCATACTATTAACTGTCGCAAAGAATTAGGTGAAGTTGTTAGTGAACATGACCATATTAAAGCAATCTGGTTAGCACTTCATGCAAGCTATGCACTAGAAGCATTTAGATTTATGGTGTCATTTGCTACCTCATTGGCAATGGTAGAGAACAAAATCTTTATTGGTAATGGCAATATCATTGGATTAATTCTACAAGATGAACTATTACATAAAGAGTGGACAGCTTGGATGATTAATCAAGTAATCAAAGAAGATAGTCGTTTTGCTGCCATTAAGCAAGAATGTGAAGCTGAAGTCTATCAAATCTACATGGATGTTATTCGTGAAGAAAAAGACTGGGCTAAGTATCTGTTCAAGTACGGTCCTGTTATTGGATTGAACGCAAACATTCTAAATGACTTTGTAGACTATACAGCAGTAGGTGCATTGAAAGAAATTGGTATCAAGTATCAAAATCCAGCCCCTAAAACTACCCCTATCCCATGGTTTAATAAGCATAGTGACACAAGCAAGAAGCAAACAGCACTACAAGAAAACGAATCAACGAATTATGTGATAGGAGTTATGTCTGACTCATTAGATTATGACGCATTACCAAATATTTAAAAGGAAATAAAATGACAGCAATTGTATGGAGTAAGTATCATTGTCCTTATTGCGACCAAGCAAAGGCACTATTAACAAGTAAAGGTATACGATTTGAAGAACGTAAGATCGGAGACGGATATACCAAAGAAGAATTGCTAGAAGCAATCCCGTTAGCAAGAACAGTACCCCAAATAATTTTAGATGGCGTATTAATCGGTGGTTTCACTGAACTTAAACAAAAATTAACAGAAAGAATATAATGGAAATTGGAAAAGTATATACACTGAAACTGAATAGCGGTGAAGAAATGGTTACTAAGGTAGTTGCAATTACCCGTGATAATATCATCATAGAAGAACCAGTATCTATTGCTCCCACACAACAGGGTATGCAAATGATCCCTAGCGTATTTACCGCAGATCCAAAGGGTAAATTTACACTAAATACTACTAGTATTGCTCTATATGCTGAAACTGACGATGGTGTCAAGATGAAGTATCTAGAAGCAACAACTGGTATTAAAGTACCGGATAAAAAGTTAATTTTAGGATAAAAAATGCCGCAACTATGTAGGATGGGTGACACAAATCAGATGAAGGGTGCTATATTAAATGGCGCAACCACTGTATTTGCAAACGGAAAATTAGTTGGTGTTCAAGGTAGTAAAATTAGTCCACACAACCCCAACAACGGTCCCCATGTTGCCGCTATGATTTCTGATGGTAGTCCTACTGTGTTTGCAGACGGTAAACCAGTAGCACGGGTTGGATCATTAAATAGTTGTCTTTGCGGACATTCAATGGCACAGGGTAGTCCTGATGTATATGTAGCATGAGCGATACAGGTAAACAAAGCCCATTAGGCGTTAACGCAGTTAATTCTTATCTGATAGCCAAAGGTTTAATGATAAATCCTATCTTTGCCGGATTTACAGGATCATCATACAATTTTACTGACTACACTTTTGGTAGTATATGCCAAACTACTGCATTGAGAGTATTGACACATGCTATCCACGCGGGATACACTTGTAATACTGATGGCGGGCCCTCGCAAACTGCATATAATAATCTTATTAGTATAGGTGCTGGCTTTGTAAACATACCAATATCTAGTATAATTGCAGGCAACGACCCAGGCACTGACTATAAATGGTTTAAAGTCACCTATACTAATAACATAACTCTGAATATTAACGGCTATGTGAGAATTTCAGGATCTAATCCTGAAGGTTATAATGGTAATTGGTTAATTGAAAGTGTTGGTTCAGACAGCCCGGGAACAAAATATTTTAGAGTTGCGGTAACAGCTAACTATGGCACAACAACTTCACCGGGAACATTTGTAGTTGACACCCAAGTGCCGGCATTAGGTAATGCCAAATCATTGGTATATACTTGGGAAAAACCAATTGGTTGGATAGGTACAGGTACCTTTAATTTAGGTGATTACAAGGGTTGGGGTGGTTCTCTTTATAAAAATAATAGAGAGTCAAATGGTGAACCAAATGCTAATCCAAATACTGCGAATCCGGCAACTCAGTGGGGTTTCAACCGATTACTAGCATTACAAGCTTGGATGGAGTTTAATTATAACAGTACACTTGAAAAGGGTGATGATGTTAATCCAATTGGGTACAGAGACTTCTTACAATCATTTAATACAGCAGCCGGCTTCATTAGTTATTCAAACACTGGTATTCTTTCTGTAGATAATTCCGCTACATTCTTAGATGGAACCTATAGTAACATGAATGACCTGATATCAGGAGACTTAACTGGTATTAGTTTAGCAACAAAAGCATTTGGTCAAGATTTAATAACAATGGGTAAGGTATTAAATCTTGAAACAATATCTACATTTGGTTTACCTAGTAACTTACTAAAAACATTAGCTAAACATAATGCATTGACTCAAAACATTAGTTTAGCTATTATTAGTGCTGGTATTAACACTAATGAGTTAGATGCAATATTGGGGAATGCAGTACAGCCTACCATTGCACAAGAACAAAAATTATATGCTGCCTTCTATTTAACTGTGGGGCAAAGTTTATCTGACGCATTGATTCCGTTGAATTGTAAAACATCAGGATTAACATCAATTGCTGATTTATTGAATCCAATTAAATTATTCCCAAATAGTTATTCAACACTGACTGTCCCTGTATATAACACTACTACACAACCTACTAATAGCAAAACTTATTATCCGATATATATTAACAATGGAATTAATCCCAACTTAACCAGCACTGGCGTATTAAATCAAATCGGTGCTCAGGTACCAATTGGCACCCCTCAAATAAGCACCACTACACCTAGTGCTAACATTGTGATTCAACAACCTGTTGTAGGATTTGGTTCTTATCTATCATCAATTGTTCCACCTGCCCAAGCAACAGCATGTGGAGCAATTGCCGCCTCATTTTTACAAGTTAAAAACATTGTTAATGTCCCTTTAGAAAAACTAGGGCAAGTTGTTACCAATATAGAAACTATAGTTGGCTTACCGGTTAACGGAACATATGTTCCAACTAATTTGACGTTGAGAAATCAAGGAAGACCTAAGATAGCATTGGGAAGCGGTCCACAGGGAACATATACTACTAGCGATTTCTTTGGTTGCATGAGTGGATTACCTTATAACGGCCCACTTACTAATATTCTAGCTAGAATTAAAGAAGTTGAGACACCTAAATTATATAATATCTATCACGAAACATATCTGGCAGCTTCATGGGAACGTGCTAAAGGATATATAAAACAAAACATATACTATGTAAATGTACAACTAAGCGGTCCTAGAATTGATGACTGGTATTATACAATTACAATTGGGCTAGAAACACCCGGTGGGGGATATACTAGAGGTGGCGGTACAACACCTACAGTCAGCCTTTATCCAAACTATTGCGGTGCTAGCATGGCGGTAACAGTAGATTCAAATGATACACATCTTCCGGGTACTTTTGGTCAAGTGATTGTTCAATCTAAAACTTCCGGTGTGGCTTACAAGTATGCTACTACTAGGGTAAACGAAACAAATGCTCCTACCCCACCTGTACCACCTGAGGAATGGATTCGTATTCAAGCACCACCCATTGCAATGTTACCAATACAAGCTAATGGTTCATTTTCAACCGGCGCGGTAAACGTAGATGGCTATGCAAGAGGTAGTTTAGGAGGTGTAACTGAGGGTGTTTGGTATTGGCCAAGGGGGGGATCAGATCCTGGAATGAATCAAGTACTTCAAGGATATATTGATCAAGCTAATGCTGAGATTAATAGTATCAACACAAATAAACAAACTAGCTGCCAAAGCTTAAACAATTCATGGAATGCAATAGGTTCTCAATTAACAATTGAACAACGTGCTAGAGACTATGGATTAAAACCACCAACAGATACCGGACCACCTACTGTAGACAAAAGCGGTACCACTATATTACCACAAAGACAAAATAATTTGTCATTATATCCTACGGTAGTTTATAACTTTGTTGATAGTTTATCACAGTATGGCCTCAACACCGAACCGCATATGTACGCTCAGACAATAGAGAACATCACTGATTATTCAACCCCGGGTGGTCAGAGTGCTGTTGCATTGATGCGTCAACAAAGAAACCAAGAACGATTAGCATTGTTGGGTATTCCGTTAGATAATAACATAGAAGACAAATTACCATACGATCAGCAGAAAATATTAATTGCTAATGGAACATTACCTACTGCTAGATATGACCCTAATATACCTAGTGGTTCTATAACAGCCAACACAACAAATCCATTTAGTTCGACAACTGTAACCGGTCCAGTCTCTACTACGGTACCCGCAACACCAATACAAATTGACCCAATTGGTAATGTTATATATACAACACCAATTGGTATCTATGTTCCGATAGATAGCACATATCTCGTAACAAATCCTTTATTTGGAGGACAAACACCACCTATTCCAATAGACACCGGTAAGGCATGGACACCATATACTCCCGGTAACGCTACTTCAAATATTGTTACTATTTCTGCTAACATAGTTGATAGTAATGTTTCTGCTAACATAGTTAACAATAACGCTATTTATAACAATACTATTATTTTTTCTAACATAATTGACGGTAACGCAACTAGTGCAGTTCCAGCAGGAAATGCTATTTATTTTCCTGGTACACCCGGATCGTTTGCAGGCACTGTGTATGGTAACACGGTAATACCTGGATTAAACACTTGGTACACATCAAACACTTTATATCCATCAACATATACTGTTCAGCAAGCAATTGAAGAAGTTATACGCTGTAACTGCGATTGCTGGCAATTAGCATAATCAAAGGGTCTACTATGAAAGAGAAAATTAATTTTTTCAGAATTTTTGCCAGCATTACAATTGTAGTATTGGGATTTTTCTTGACCAATACAAGTGAAAGATACTTTCTATTTGACGACACTATTGAACCAATTGAAGAAGTTGTCAAAGTAGCAAAGAAAGTTGATCCAAAACAACTAGCTTGTTTAACTAAGAACATCTTTTATGAAGCAGGTGGAGAATCTATACTTGGACAAGCCGCAGTAGCAAGAGTTGTGTTAAACAGAATTACACATGGTTTTGGATCTAACCCGTGTAATGTTATCTATCAATCAACAACCATACAGCAAGAGAATGATGAAGGTGAAACAGAGAAAGTAAAATTCTGTCAGTTTAGTTGGGTGTGTGAAAATAAGGGTGAACCAAATAAAAATAGCCCAAGATATCAGCAGGCTTCCCAAATAGCATATGAAGTACTAGCATATGATGCGTATAATGATGTAGTGCCTACATCTACACTGTTCTTTCATAATCTAAGTGTTCAACCAAATTGGCCCTATCAGCAAGCAAAAAAGATTGGTAATCATATCTTTTATTCAAAAGTAAAGAAGAAAAATAATAATGACCATCAGCAAAAGCCCTGAACGACATACATTTCAAATGAAAAATTATATCAAACGCTGTGGAGAAAAGGGTGAAGAGCCTGATGAAGATTATCTAAACCTGTATAAATCTTATCAGCAACAGGATGAAGAAAATATAGTAGATCCTAAATGGCAAAAAGATAACATGGAATACGACTTACGTAGTACTCAATGGATTATTGATAAAGTTAAAGGTGATGATGTATATGCTCAGAACTTGTATGCCGCAATGTGTAACCGAGACTTTACTAAAAATGACGTATGGCCTATATTAACTGAAAAACGCTGGAGTTGCAGTTGGAGACATGCCGGTGGCATTGTTGCTGATATGCTAGAAAAAGGTGACTACATTGATTGGTACTGTAGTGGTATTAGAAACAACAGTGACTTAGACAATGAAGAATTTCGTCAACTAACTAAAGAACAACAAGAATTTCGTCTTAAGCTCAAAGCATATGTTGGTGAGGGAATGGTAACTGATGAGATACGAGAAGATTTATTGAAATTGGGGTGGATAGTATTAGATGATGATATTCTTGATAGCTAAATACAATAGTTAAATCTCACAAACGGGTTCACCGAGATAAATAGTTATATGAAAAATAAATATGGCTTATTAATGTATTGTTCATATTGTGGGTCTGAGTTTATAACTAAACCTAAATTTTTAGAATTTTGTTCAACACCTTGCAAAAATCCTATAAATCGTGTGGGTAATATACCTTGGAATAAGGGTATAAAAATGACCGCTGAACAAAAATTAAAATTAAACACAGCCGGACTTGTTAAAGGACATGGTTGGAACAAGGGGAAAGCTAATACAGCACAAAAAGAAAAATGGGCTGGCGCCTCAAATCCAAATTGGGAAGGTAAATTAAACAATCAACGACCCAAAAAACAAATAAATGATGAATTAGTTAAATACAAGAGAGAATGTAGTAAAGCAACACGACGGACTCTATATAGACTTAGAAAGCAAAATTTAATGCCAGTGACTGGTAAAAAGAAAACAGATATTCAAGTAGATCATATCATACCCTTTAAACAAGGGTATGAACTTAAAATTGATCCTATGATTATAGGACATCTATGTAATTTAAGATTTATAACAGGTGAGGAAAACAGAAAGAAATGGGATATGTTTCAATCTGAGGAAATAGTTAATAATATATTGGAGAACTATAATGGCATATTCAGATAAAGTGTTGGATCACTATAATAACCCCCGCAATGCGGGAACCTTTGATAAGGAGGACACGCACGTTGGGACTGGTATGGTAGGAGCCCCGGCGTGCGGTTAGTTAGGTGATGTAATGAAGCTTCAAATTAAAGTAGATAAACTAACAGGGATAATAACAGATGCCAAATTTAAAACATATGGGTGCGGGTCGGCAATTGCTAGCTCAAGTCTTGTCACTGAGTGGGTCAAAGGTAAAACACTTGATGAAGCTGCCCAGCTCCGAAACTCTCAAATCGCAGAAGAACTTGCACTCCCCCCGGTCAAAATCCATTGCTCAATCCTTGCAGAAGACGCCATCAAAGCCGCAGTAAATGATTATAAACAGAGACATGTTACTCACTGAGGATATTGTCCCCATAACATACATGAGCGGAACCGGTGGCAATTTTTTATGTCATTTTATTATAAGTGCAAAAAGAAACATAAAAACTGTTATTGAACTTAGTGAGCATGGAAATGCACATAAAACCAATTATAAAGATATTGTTGGGCCACCCTTAGGCCCCAAAGAGCCCGATCAATATAAAATTGATTTTATATTGTCTCAATTAGAACATATAAATCAAAAAGGTATACCAAGTTATCCTGTTGTGCAAAAACCATACTATACCACCTCACATATAGTTGATATTAACTTAATTAGTGCTTATTTTAAAAAATTTATTAGAATTACATATGATTTGGATGACATAGAAGAACTTGCTACTGTTTTCTATGGTAAATGGTACATTGATGAAGGTCATGTTAAATCAGTTATAAATACAAGACGGTCTCATGAAATATTTATTGATATGTACCAATCAAAATTTACTAGACCAAATTTAGTAAATTTTAATTCAAAATTTACTAAATTAGAAAACATGCCTAATGTGTTGTTCATCTCTTGGAAAGAATTTTTCAAAGGAAATATTGAGGAATTAATAACCAAACTAAGTATATTTACAGAGATTGATACAAATAATTTCTCACGTGAATCATTGATGCATTGGAGAAATAAAACTCAATATTGTATTGACAAATTTATGGATATATGTTAAACTATTAATATGAGCAATGAAGTCGCAAAATTTTTAAACAGTCGCCGTCGCCATAAAAACGATGTAGCAGTCGCAAGACAAGTACGTATTGCCAAAGGATTTGGTATACCTGTTAAAGAACCGCATAAGTTTGCCAAACATCACGCTATGAATTGTGGCAATACAAATTGTGTAATGTGCGGTAACCCACGCAAGACATTCAAAGAATTAACACAGCAAGAAAAACGTTTGTTTCAAGATGTTGAAAAAACATCAGACAAACATAGTAATGGTATCTTACCAAAAGATACAGATAAATAAACATTTTAAAGGAAAAACATGTCAGAAACAATTAACAGTTTACATACAGCATATTCCGGAGAAAGCCAGGCACACACTAAGTATAGATACTTTGCGAAAATCGCACGTGAAGAAGGCTTTGAGGATATAGCAAAGCATTTTGAGCATACAGCAGACCAAGAGTTACTACACTCATGGGGTCATTTAGAATTGATTATTGGTAAGCCAACCACTAAGAAATGCTTAGAACTTGCTATTGAAGGTGAAACATATGAGTTTACAGAGATGTATCCTCGCTTCAAAGAAGTTGCTGAATTTGAGGGTGATTTGGCTGCTGCCAATGAAGCACACACTCAGATTGCTGAATCAAAAGAACATGCTGAACAGTTTAAAGCTATGTTGAAAAAGGCTGAAAAACGTTTTACAGCACTAGCTAAAGTTGAGCAACGCCATGCTGAAGCATACCAAACTAAATTGGATGAATTAAACCAAATGGAGGCAAGATAATGGACCACGTTTGCGTAATTTGCGGTCATGTACATGACGAAGAAACAGAAGGTAAATGGGAAGACTTGCCAGAGGACTTTCCTTGTCCAGAGTGCGGTGGATTTAAAGCCGACTACGAAACTATTGATTTTTAACACTTGATGCAATTGCATGATGGTTATTTGAGTTGGTCTGGGAACGGATCAACTTGGAATGTAGATTTTAAACCAGTTACTCGACCCATCAAATCCTTTTATGAAGAAACTGTATTAGTAGCTGAAAAACTTTGGGCTGAAAAGCAAGGCAATATTCACTTATGCTATAGTGGTGGTCTTGATAGTGAATACGTGTTAGCAGTATTTAGAACGTTAGGTATGCCAATCACACCCGTGATTATGCGTACACAATACAATCACCATGAAACACAATACGCATTTAAATATTGTGATAAAAATAATATTACTCCGATTGTCATTGATTTAGATTATGATAAATTTGTAGAGTCCGGCGAGTTCTTAAAAATCGCAACAGACTATAAAATAGCAGCATTTCAAATGCCTAGCAATTTGTGGCTTACTACTCAAATAGACGGAACAGTAGTAACAGGGGATTCTGATCCCCATTTGTTTTTAGTAAATGATAATGAATGGTATGTAGATGAACTAGAACCTTTGTATACACAATTCAATTTCTATGAGCAAAACAATATTTACGGGACACCTTTCTTTTTAAGTTACACCGCAGAACAGTATTTTGCGTTCTTGACCGACCCAACAATGCAACAGTTAGCAAACAATCAGATACCTGGTAAAACAGGATCTTATTCTAGCAAAGTTCATGTATATAACAATCAAAATAAATTTGTATTAGAACAACGTGTTAAAAAACACGGGTATGAAATCGTAGAACAAAGTTCTATTTTTAATCACCCTGACATACAATTAGTAAATAGTTGGAAAGATAAATGGTGGGGCTCCAGTAACCATGAATATTTTAAACTTATCGAAGGGTTATCATGGACAAAATAGAAATGATTACACTTACTAAAGAAAATAAAAGTGAGTTTTTTGAAAAATTAAAACAAGCATTGACTGAAAAGTTTGGTGATGAATTACCTGAGAACTATGGTACATTACAGCCATGGAGTTTATTAAATTTGATTAACAATGATATAGTAGACACTTATCAATTGTTATATGTAAATGATAAATTTTGGACAGCAACCGGCGGTATAGTAAGAGAATTTAATAAGGGAAAAGTATATCAAGCAGTGTTTCGTGGATTCTCATATGCTGACCACCGACACAAAGGGTTAGGTGTAAAATCATATACACATATGTATAATACATCATATCAAATTCAACGAGCTAAAGAACTCAACTGTAATAGTGTAATCATATCCTTTAACGACTATAATTACAAGTTATTTGAGTTAAATCAACGATACTTACTACCCAGAGCGTTTCCAAATCATACCTTTGTTGCATCCAGTGAACCTATATTGTTTAACGGTGTAAAACAATGGTTGTTGACTATGAAATTGTAACTAAATACTAATATGACATATAAACAACAACTTCTAATAACTCAAGTATATACTCACTTTTTCTTTGTTTTGGGCGCGATTTTGTTTCCATGGTACGTGACAATTCCTGCAATTGTGCTATCGCAGATTGTGTATGTTGGATTGTGTGGAACAATGTTATTTCATAGAACAATTGCACACAGAAACACAATTCATCCTTTAGCAGAAACAGTTTTAATTTTAGTGTCATGGTTAGGGGCTACTTCATCTGCGCTTGCTTGGGCAGGAGTGCATAGAAAACATCATAGATATAGTGATACTGAAAAAGACCCGCATAGTCCCAAATGGATGGGTAGATGGAAAGCATACTGGCAACTATCTAACAATGACACTGATATAGTAAAGTATGTCCCTGATCTATTAAGAAAACCCTTATACCTATTTCAACATAAGTATTACTTTCATGTGTTATGGCCTATTCACCTAGTTGGATTGATATTCTTGTCATGGCAATGGTATTGGATTTTGTTAGTTGTGCCAGGCGTTCTCATGTGGTTTGGTGGTAGTATGATTAATGTATTCTGTCATGGCAATGAAGGTCCACGTAATATACCGTTACTAGGCTTTTTGATTGGCGGAGAAGGATGGCACAAGAATCACCATGAAGAACCAGCTAACCCGTCATTTAGACACTGGGGTGATTGGGGCGGACATTTCCACAAATTATTAAGTGTAAAATGAAACTCAAACACCAGTTGCCTACCTATAGTATAATAGATCATTTATCTTTAGATGAAGAACTACTACTGGAATTGCAGAACTGTGTTAGTGAGTTAAACAATGAATTTAAATCAGTACTTGAAGTTAATAAAGGACTGTGCGGTGTACATCATGACTTGTTGAAATCTGTTTACGATAATTTTTTTCAAATTAGTTTGACCGATAGTGTAGTAGAAAATAAAAATATTACAATGAACGAGTGTGAGGTTGCTCACGACAACTTGTATAAGAATGGATATAGACATAAACAATTATTGGCGTTAGATGATAATAATGTTTTAAATGAATCTACTTATACGTCTAAAACAGATATCTATCATAGATATGCACACATTTTTGATAAGGTACTTGCAAAATTTAAAGGTAGCCCTACTAGGATTCGTCTAGTAAAATTGGAAGCAGGCAGTAACGTTTCACCGCATATTGATTACGATCCTAGCTATGCAGTTAGAATTATCATACCAATTATTGCAGACCCTGAATGTGTGAATGTATTTTGGGTAAAAAATGATGTAGAAGCTACTATGTTTGTTCCTGGAAAAGCATATTTTTTAAACACAGGATACAAACATGCAGTAATGAACATGAGTAAATGTGATAGGTATACTTTCATGATTTCTATTAATGGTACTGAAGATATAGACCATCTTATACAAAAATGAACCCATTTACTTATCGTTATTTAGATGTGCCAAACTCACATCAAATACAAGAAGAATTAAAAAATTTCATTTTGCCATATTGTGAAGATAAACCAACTGGTCTCTGGTCTGTAGATTTATTGAAATTTTTTGCAAAATGTCCGGAATCAATTCAATATTTAACCAATTTTAATTTATCAAACAAATTAAAAAAAGTATGTTATATCATTGTTCACCCTGGGTCCGGAGAAAAAGATGCACATGTAGATAGAAACATAGAGCCACCAGCATCATTTGGTACTGATACTAACGGGTGCTTAAGTCTTAATTTTGGTATACATAATTGTACAGAAACACCGGTGATATTTTATGAATACTTAACTGGACCAAAAGACTATGTACCATTACCAGATCCTTCCGAAGGTTCTTATATATTCTATGCCAAATCAACACTAAAAGAAATTGATAGGTATATCTTAGATGCCCCGGTTATTATGAACAACACTGTTCCTCACGCTATATACAATAATACAGATAAAATTCGTATATCGGTGAGTTTTAGATTTTCAACTGACCCATGGAACTTGACCCAAATAAATCAATAGTTATATTCAGTCACCCTAGAAGTGGTAGTACTTGGATACAGGATAGTTTACCTCAATTTAATTTGAGTGAATTGTTTACCATGTACTGCCATATAAAAAGTGTAGATATCAATAGTGGGATACGATATCGTTACTCATCTGAACCTGCAAATGATTTAGACTACAGATTTGAATTGTTTGACAAGTTTCAAAAACAACATAATGCAATATCTGTAAAGGTTCACTTACATTTACTTACTGATGAAATATGTAATTTTTTTGAGAGCAAAGACTTACAATATATATTACTGGAACGCAATAATAATATGGATACGTTTTGGAGTCTATTAATTGCACTTAACACACTAGAATTACATAACACAATAAATACAAAAACTATTTTTGTCTCTCGTCAGTCATTTGATGACGCAGTTTATATTATGAATGAGTGCAAGAATAGAATAGATGAGGTTAGAAGACGATTTAAACCAATTGAGATTATATATGAAGATTTGATTCAAGAGCCAATTTCTGCTGTATGGAATCCTAGTTCAAAATACATAATTCAAAATGCTAAAGATAAAACAGAAATAACTAACATTGAAGAAGTAACTTTTTGGTTAAAGGATAAAATATAACATGCAATTAGGATCAACATCACATAATATTAATTTATTGACTTTGGGAGTGACAATTAGTGTTGTTTTGGGATTTTTTAACTCACCAATGTTCACTCTATCTAATATGTTAGTAACTTTGGTCAGTTTCTATATACTGAATATTCTAGGTAATTGGATGACATTACATAGATATTACTCACACAGATCATTTGAATTTAAAAACAATTTCTTAAAATTGATTTTCACTTTATTAGCAGTACTATCCGGTAGAGGTAGTCCACTCGGTTGGTCATATCTACATAGAAAACATCATGCATATTCTGACACAGAACAAGATCCGCATAGCCCTAAATATTTAGGATACAAGATTTTTGGTTTTAACCATTATAAAAAACAAGAAGAAGAATCAATGCAAATCTTTCTAGTAAAAGATTTGATGACTAAAGAACAATTGTTTATCCACAAATGGTATATAGCTATCATATTGTCATTTGTGTGTGCGTTAGCACTAATCAATTTAGAGTTATTATATTTTGTTTGGATACTTCCTACTTTTTTAGTTCACTTGAGTCAAAACAATTTTAACTATTTTGGACATACAAATGGATATAGAAACTTTGAAACAAAAGATGATAGCAGAAATAATATATGGTTATTTCCTTTTATATTAGGAGAAGCTTGGCATAATAATCATCATTATGATGCTAAAAACTACTCAACTAAAAAGAACAAATATGAATTTGATCCATTAAGTTTTGTCATAACTATAATAAAAAAATGATAATATACACTCCTATCGATCTACCTAAAATAGAACCTGATAATTGGGAAGTATTTTGGGATATATGGAATACACATCAAAATTACTTAGTCAAAACAAAAAATAATACACCATTATCTAATGCGTCTATTGGGGTTGCTGATCTGTGGTTGGGTTTAGATATTTTAAAAAAAACAACAGCGTATACAGCTTGGCAGGCACCTTTTTTTGATATTAAACATTTATTACCTAATATGTATAATTCATTAGTAACTTTGTTCCCTACTGCTACTGTTATTAGATTAGTGCAAAGTCAAAAAAACTTTGGGGCTCACACTGATGATAATAGAAATGTTTGGTATATACGTGCATATTTACACTATACTAGTTCAAAATCTCAATGGTATTTTACTAAACCACATGATTCAAGGGGTAACAGAACATATATTGAGTTACCGGAAGAAACCAATTGGTTTGCATATAATGACTTAAATTGTTGGCACGGGACTGATTTTGACCCTAATAATAAAAAGATTTTACTACAAGTTTTTGGTAATTATACACCTCCCTCACTGATCGAACAAAGTATCAATAAATACAAAAACTATACCATAGACTTTTAAAATGTATTATAAACAACTAAATGTCAGTTCTAACATAATTGACAATCTTAAAAAAAAGATAGAAACTACCACAGAAGACCAATGGAAAACTACATTAGAGCAAGAATTGATATTATTAACAATTGACGATTTCTCACCAGACCCCGCGATTAAAAAACTTATCACCGATGTAGGTAATATTAATAGATTATCAATTTTTAGATTTTTTGGAAAAGAATGTTATAACTGGCACATAGATGCAATAAGAGAATCATCTATTAATATGTTGTTAACAGGATTTGATAGTATGTGTATTTTTGGCAATCCAGCAAAAAATCGTAGATTTACTGACATTATTAGATTACAGCATGAACCTGCTCAATATTATATAATGAATGTAAAGAAGATGCACACTGTCTATAATTTTGGGGATGAAACACGACATGTACTAAGTATAGGATTACCTAGCATAACTTATGAAGGTGCATGTAAATATTTACAAGACCATGCCCTAATATTGAATAAATAAACTCATGTCATTTGAAGTACGCTATGTAACCGAAGAATACGATGAATTATGTGATAGCATTGTGCTGGCACAAAAAAAAATAAGTGGAACAAAACCTATTTCCCATGAGAAATATTTAGAAATTAAAAAATCTGCAAGTGATTTAATTAAAATTGGATATTTTGAGAACAATAAACTTATAAGTTGGATTATTGTTGCTTTTCGAGAAAGTAAAATGCGTGGTAAATTTTGGGTTATAGCTGGATTGTTTACTACTAATTTTGAAGAACGATTTTCTTTTGCTAGGCCGGAATTTGGTCTCATATTTAAAAGAGCGTTTGAGATAGCAGAAGAAAAGGGATATTTTCAATATTTTTACTGCGTTTCTGAAAAAATAGAGAGGGTATATGAAAGACAGTGGAAGAAGAATCCCTGGGGATTTAATGGTAGATATGATTTAATCACGCTGGATATAGTGCCTGCAAATACTCAACCAAAATACGAATTATATTGGAAATTGATGGGACAAGAACTAAAGCCTGATAATATGGTAATAAAGGCAAGAATATTAAAAAATTATGATCCACATACTAAATAATAATATGAAAAACTTTTTTACAAGTAGTACCCTTGGCGCTCAGATATTTTTAATTACATCCTTGTTTGGTTCAATACTAGGTGCATATATCTACGGCATCGGAGCAACTGAGTTAGTGTTAGTAGTAACTGGATATTTTGTATATGGTTGTCTTGGGATTGTTGTTACATATCATAGACAATTAACACACCAAAGCTATACCACATATCCTTTATTAACTAAAGTTTTATCAGTATTTGGTTGTTTTGCAGGTACCGGTAGCCCATTAGCTTGGGTTGCAATTCACTTGAATCATCACTTAAAAAGTGACAAACCATCTGACCCTCATAGTCCGTTATATAAAGGATTGAGGATCTTCAATCTAGATTACGTAAATGAAGTTGACGCTAATACTAAATGGCGTATGCGCGGATTAGTTACTGATAGATTCCAACAGTTATTGCATCGTTATTATTTTGCTATCATTGGTTTGTACAGTCTTACATTGTTTATAATTGGTGGATTTTATTTAATGATATTTTTACATTGGTTACCGGCACTGATTACAGGACTTATGAGTAATGTAGTTAATTACATAGGACATAAACCAACTTGGTGGGGTGGATATCGTAGTTATAATCTTAACGACCAAAGTTCAAATAACTGGTTATGGGCAATACCTAGTTGGGGAGAAGCTTGGCACAACAACCATCATAGATTTCCTAAGGATTATACCTTTAGAAAAAAATGGTGGGAGTTAGACATAGCCGGACTTATCATTTCTCTAATTAGGAAAGCATGATTAAGACTACTCTTAATGATTGGCTCGTTTGGAGCTACAATGATGTTCCCTTCGGACAACGAACAAACAAAGATGACGTTTATAAATTTACTATAAATCATCTACCGAGTAGTGAGCCGATAAAATCTTACAAAGAAGAATTATACAACAACGCTAAGTTAATGAGAGATTACCATACTGGTAAATTTGATGTATTGTTATCCGGCGGCATTGATAGTGAAGTAATTGTTAGAACTTTTAAAGATTTGGGCATCACTCACAATACCTACATTTTTAAATATGAAGATAATATAAATCACAAAGATGTAGCATCAGCCATAGAAATTGCTACCAGTTTAAATATCCCATATACAGTAATAGATTTTAATTTAGAAAAATTCTTTAACACAGAGGCATATGATGTGTTTCAAAAAAGCGGATGCATCAGAGCAGGTAGACTCCCACATTTGAAATTTTTTGATTATTTAGATAATATTCCATTAATGGGAGAGGGAGAACCATATTGGTCAAGAGTATTAGTTGGAGACTATAGTAAAAAATCAGAGTGGTTATTTCCTATGAATGAATCAAATCATAATTGTGCAATCTACTTGCATAATTTAGGTAGAGATAATTTATGCGACTGGTATGAATTTAGTCCCAACCTCATTAAGGCGTTTAATAATTTATCACTTATACAAGATTTATTAAACGATAATATAGTTGGCAAGACAAGTTGCTGGACTAGTAGAATCCCTATACATTTAACAATATGGCCCGATATTAAACATAAACATAAATCAACAGGGTATGAGGGTGATAAGTATCCAGGTGTGTATCCTGAATATATTACCAAAATTCAAGATTACATGACCAGTACTATCGGCTCCGGTAATGAATATTGGGTTAACTATGATGAGTTAACTCAATTATTTTAATCTATTGTTTTTCACCCAATTTCCAAAATGCACACTATGATCCTCATATCTATTCATTGCGGTAGATAACGGGAAATAATTTCCTTTTTGCATTTCAGCAGCCTTAATATCTTCATGAAACACTGGTTCGAGTGTTTCAAATATCATCTTGCTGTTGATATCAACCTTATCATCGTAATAAATTTGCGTCATCCATGAAAATCCATATTCATTATTGATATCGTTAGGAATCACTGTATTAATTGATAATTTGCCAGGGCTTCCATACTCAACAAAGGTAAATGGATATATACAACACCACCATCCATCTGGATGTGATTGTAGTACCCAGTTCTCACCCTGATCCATTATAACGTCCTCAAGATCAATCTGTTTGGACAAGAATGGGTGTATGCCTTCTTTGAATACATGTAACAAGTCTGTGTTTACATCCATAAACCAAAGCCAGCTACCATTGCTAGTTCCATAGTATGAATGACTGTATTTTAAATTCTGTTCAGCGGCCAAATCATCTACCCAGTGATGATCAGGTTCGTTAAAGTTTTTAAATACTAACCCAGACTTTCCAACGGTTGCACTTCCGCAATTTAGTGATTTGTCATTGTTAATAGGGATACCGTTGGTTGACCATTCTAGTCCATGAAACTTGCATGTAATCTGTTGAACATGATCACCTGTGTTGTGTAGTGGATATCGGCGATGCGGACAAAACCGATGAAATAGATTTATGCCATCAACCGACTTGTTTAGTATAACTTCCGGAAGAACAAAGTTACCTTTTTCCACAGATGAAATATGTGAAAATATTTTGGGTATAGGTTTAAACATTAAATATTTATAATATAATTTCAAGGTATCAATAAAATACAAATATGAGTCTAAACGGTTATTATGTCGTTAATGAGGTGTCAATTAAAAATAAACTACAAGCCATACTTGAGGCTAGTAGAACTAAGACTACGGTTCAATGGAATTTCTTTGATGATATTTTTGCCAATGCAACGAAGTCATTTAACAAACATGAAGTACCCTTAAAGGAACTGTATAGAATTAGAGCACAACAGCTAAGAGACTCATACGATTATTTAATTCTCAATTACAGTGGTGGCAGTGATAGTCATAATATCTTGATGACTTTTCTAGAGTATGATATTAAACTAGACCATGTATACATTCAGTGGCCTGAGCAATTAATGAACAAAGGCATCTATACTCCTAATGCATTGGATAGAACAAATGCAAACTTTCATTCGGAATGGGATCTAGTAATAAAAAAGGACCTGGAGTGGTTAAGTAAAAATCATCCTGAAATTAAAATTGAAATAGGCGACTGGACTACAACTGTTAAAGAACAATTTTATAAAGATGACATATTTGCCAATGATGTTAGTAATTTACCAAGCATTGCAAGAGCACAAAAACAAAACACCTTTAGTACAACAGAAGGCATACTGGCACTACAAGGTAACAAGGTAGCAAGTATATTTGGTGTAGATAAACCCAACATCGTTAAAAAAGGCAACACCTGGTTTTTTTATTTTACTGATACTTCATGTATGGCTCAACCTAATCCAGATAATCCAAGCGGCACTGAATATTTTTACTGGAGTCCTAGCTTTCCAGATATAGCAATAGCACAGGCATATGCCATGAAAAAATATTTTGAAATAAATACAAGTAAAGAATACCTAGTACGAGCTTTATCAGAAAGGATGGTGCCTTCAACATCGCAACAGACGGCCTATACTACTAAAAATTATGAAAATTGGTATCATGAGTTTTCTCAACTTTCAGAGATATCAAAATTAGTGTGTTACCCATACTGGGATTTTAACCGTTTTCAAGCAGACAAGCCATTTGCAATCCTGACTGGATTTAAAATGGGAACACGAGGATGGGATAATATACTTACCAAATTACCCAAATTTGATAGAGTTCAACAGGCATGGGAGTATCATTGGAAGAGTTATTTGAACAAAATAGATATGAAATTTCTAAGAAATAATGACACGTTGACCGTTTGTAAAACCAACTGGCATATGCTTGCATAATACGTAGAATATAAATCATGTTTACATTAATTAAAAAATATATACGAGAAGATGTTACTATTCCATTTTTTGGAGAGCACGAACCATATCCAAAAGAATACTTGATGCAAATTAATGATAGATACATTAAAACCAGCAAGATATTAAAAAGTACAACAGAGTTTTCGGATGATAAAAAAATACAGACTACAACAATATTATGGAAAACGTCAGATGCTTTTTTAGACTTTGTGGTAGACAGTTCTTATCATATAGCTACCTACATGAGAAAACAACACATTTATAATTTAAAAAATAATATCAGAACAGAAACCAACCGTATAGGAAAATAACATGGAATATTTTAACCCACATTCAAATGAGTGGTTATTAAACAAATTTGAAAGTTATAAAAAATTACGAGAATTAGACAAAGCACAATATGATGAAAAATACAATGTACATTTAATAACAAGATACAAAGATGTTAGACTTGCGCTATCAGACCACAGCATATTTTCGTCTGCTAAAGGAAATCTAATAGTAGAAAATGAAGATCGTTTTGAAATGACTCCGGGGGCAAGCGATGACCCTATACATACAATTTATAAAAATATTGCTTTTGCTGCGTACAGTAAGGACAATATACAAAGAATAAGTGATTGTACAAACGAGCACATCAAACGCCTACTCAAAAAAGGAACATTTAATATATCAGAAGTTATAGAAGAAATAAGTGCATGGGCGACCGTAGAAATAATGAATCTTCCATATGATAAAGAATATGTTAAAAACTTGGTCATGGATATTCAGCGTCATTCTCCCAAATGTGTCTCAGTGAATGTTGATGACAGATCCCATAATGAACTGATTAAGTTACTAATCTCATTAACTACTATAGATTGTACTAAGTCTACAGGACCAGGGATATATCATGAATACATGAACAACAACCCAACTGGCGCAACTGTACTTTCTTTATTCGCAGGCCCTTGTATTTCCGGTGCAAGTTCATTGACAGGCGCACTACAATTTTTAACTTTGGATTTAGCCAGAGAAAATCAATTAAAGGTCTTGTTAGAAAATAAAAGTTTAATTCCGTTAGCAATAAATGAGTCATTACGATTTAACGCATCGACTGGGCGGTTTAGTAGAACTGTCACCAAAGATGTGACTTTACATAATATTAGTTTAAAACCGGGAGATAGAGTAGCATTGTGTTTAGAATCAGCTAACAGAGACTCAAATATATTTGATAATCCGGATGTATTTGATATACATAGAAATACTAGTGGTCATTTGGGATTTGGTTACGGCGCACACGCATGTATTGCGCTTGCGATTAGTAAGGCAATAATGAACATTTATTTGGATACGTTATTAGATAACGGAATGTATCAAATAATTACTGAAAATACTGATTTGAAATATGTGATGACCGCTAGTGGAAATGATGACATGATATCCAATATCATTATAGAGAGCATATAATTTTAAACAAATTGAATTTCCTTAGATAAATACATCTGTATCATACAGGAGAATATATGTATCAAATAATAAAAAAATTAGTAAGACCGGGCGTAGACACACCATGGCCTGATACTCTAGTAACTATGGATCCACAGCTTATAGAACATTTCAAAACAAATCACATAGAAACCGGTAAACATATTTTTCGAAACACCGACGATCATAAAAACGGATTAGAACGTACATTGACTGTTTTGTGGGAAACTAAAGAAGCATGGGAAGAGTTTGAAGCAGATCCATTAATGACGGAAATGCGTAATCATGTTTCACAACTATTTAAAGATGCAGGGATAACGGAAGAAATTGTAAGTTTCTCCGAAATTTAATTTAGTGCCCTCTATATTTGACTTACCTCATCTTTTTATTGTATTCGCCCCCGGCGCCGGGGGCAACTTTTTGTCAGGAATATTCGCCGGCCTAATTAATAAAGAATATTCTGATTTAGCAATATCAGAATCAGGAAGCTCACACACAACAATCTCTAAAAAATTTGATGTAAATAGTGATCTTTCTATGGGAACATTTATTGACGATACATCAAGTATCGATAAAAAAATAAAACACTATAGAGAATTGTTTAGCGATTTGATAATAAATCATCCAATAGTATCTTGGACACATGATTTTAACAATATCGAACTATATCGCAATATTTTCCCTAATTCAAAAATAATTGTAGTAACACAGTACACTGACGCTGAACAGTTAGCAGTCACGTTCATGCATGTGATTAAAAATCTAATGGATAATGATGTATCCACTGCAATACCAATTAGTCAATTTAAATCTATACAAAAAATCTTCAAAGAAGATTGCATAAATGTGCTTAGAAAAAAAATGAGTGAAACTCATATTAATTTAATATTCTCTGACCCCAAATATAAAAATATCGTAACATATATCTACTTAAAAAGAATGATGGGGTGGTATGGGTTACTCCACTTAGTAGAAGATGTACCTAAACAACATTTTTTGGAGATTATTAAATATGGTACAAGCAATAAACCTTACGAAATTGACAAATATTTAAATAGTGATTGTGTTTTACTACCATATTCGTCTATTATGTCAGGAGATGTTCATGTATTATTGAAAGTAATAAAAAATGTGTTATCCAGAGAATTGACCAACACTGAAAAAATATTTGTAAATGACAACTATTATAAATATAGAGCTAAACAAAATTTAGATATTTTAACAAATTCAAAAATGTATTATAAAAATCTTAGAAATTTAAATGTAGAAAGAAACATAAATGATAACTGATTTGGGTTTTTATAGTGTACGTGGGAAAAGTTTTTCTACAAACAAAGTCATGGCTGTTCTTGAGGCACAAAAAACAAACGCTGAAGTAGAATGGAATTATTTTGATGATGTATTCAATAAAGCAGATTGGTTAACTGAACCTGAAATTTCATTAGAAGAATTATACCGAATTCGAGCGCAACAAATTCGTGATGCGTATGATTATGTTGTTATATATGTCAGTGGGGGCGCTGATAGTTCAAATGTTGTTAGGACTTTTATAAATAATAATATTCATATAGATGAAGTAATTACAGAAATACCGGAATCTGGTATTAAAAATTTTGATTGGAACGATAAAGATTTTACCGCAAGTAATTTAATGTCCGAAGCAAAGTATGCACAATATCCTATACTTCATGAAATTTCTATCAATTCTCCGTCGACACGTATAACTGTTCACGACTTTTTTACCGGTGTTGTTAATGTGGAATCAGACGAATGGATATATCAAAATGAGGGAGACATTATTAGCATGTCAAACTATCAGTATGGGCGCATGGACCCCTTCCCTCATTTAAAAGACTTAGCAGAACAAGGTAAAAAAATTGCATCTGTATGGGGTACTGATAAACCAGTACTGGCCGTTTGGGGTGATGGATACATTTATACATTGATTGCTGACTCCGCAGTGTATGTGCCTAAATATCCCTTCAAGACAGTATATCCTAATGTAAATAGAGTATTATTTTATTGGTCCCCTGAATTACCAGAACTAATGATTAAGCAGTCGCATATTGTCGCCCGAGAAATTCTTAAACCTGAAAATAAATTTATTTTACGGGCTGCTATAGATCAAGGAAAGCGTAGTAAGGAAGTGAGCCTACTAGGAGTTGATGATACATTAAAGAATATTTTTAATTCTGCGGCCGATACAAATGTATCTTACTCACCTAAAACAATATATCAACGAAGCATAGTTCCTTTTATATATCCAAACACATTTAGAGAAGACGTATTTCAGGTACTCAAGTTTGAACAATCGCAAACCTTCTGTCCGGCTATTAATAATTGGATGAAATCATTACATGGAAATAGTCGCATAGGAGAAATGATTATTAGTGATTTTTCCTTGTTTTATAAAAACATATTACCCAAGTATTTAAATCCAAATAAAACAGGATTTAATATGTGTCTAAAAAGGTTCCGTATTGGATCTATAAAAAGTTTTTTACCAAAATCAAATAACAACTTATGAAAAAAAATATAATTTCAATATTATTACTACTACTATGTATTAGTTCTGCATGGTCAGATACAATCAAATTAATCGTGCCGTTTGCTGCCGCAGGCCCCATTACAGATATTGCGAGAGCGATTGCTCCTACATTATCTAAAAAATTAGATAAAACTATAATAATAGAAAATAAGCCAGGGGCAAGTGGCGCAATTGCAATGGAATTGGTATCTAATTCCCCATCAGATGGGCTAACTTTAATTATGGTTAATAATGGACTACTAAACATAAATCCAATGTTGAATACTGCTACTAGCTATAAGTCATCCGATGTAGTATCCGTAGGAGTATTTGCAACTGCACCAATCATATTGTATACTAGTTCTTCTATCCCTGTCAAAAACTTAAAAGAACTAATAGATTACATAAAGAGTAATCCTGGAAAGGCAAGCTGGGCTAGTCCGGGTTTAGGAACTAATCCACATTTACTTGGGGAAATGCTTAAAGCGCAACATGATTTAGACATGGTGCATGTTATGTATAAAGGTACATTACCTGCAACCATAGATGTGGCCGAGGGTAGAGTCACTATGATGTTTGATATTCTAAATCCAAGAATGACATCATTGTTTGATGCAGGAAAAACGAAGCCTATTGCAGTAATGGGAACTGAGCGAATACCATCACTACCTAATGTTCCAACTGTCGTAGAAGAAGGCTACTTTTTCTTAATTACTCAATCTTGGGTTGGTATATCTGTTAAATCTGATACTCCCGAACCTATTTTAAAACAGTTAAGAACTGTACTGACAGAAACTGTAGAAGATCCAGAGACAAAAGCTAACTTAAAATTTTTAGGACTGAATCCGTCAAATATAAAACCAGCGGCCGCACAAAAATTCATAGATGATGAAAAGAACAAGTGGACAAAGGTAATTAAAAAAGCAAACATTAAGATAGAATAAAATGAAGAAGTATTAACTTAGTGTTACATATAACACTATGGGTAAACTGTTGAAAAAAGTAGTTGACATCAATTCCTAGCTATGCTACACTTCAGCATGAGTTGAGAAATCAACACAAAAGAATTTTTGAGTTATGGGCAGATAGATGAAAAAAGAGGTTGACACTAATTCAACTATCTGCTATAATTCAGACATGAATTGCAAAAAGCACAAAAAACAGTGCTTAATTGCAGTAATTTTTAACCAGGACTAAATAAAACACTATGATGAAAAATATCAATCAATCGCTGAAACATACGAGCTTGTGGGCAATAGCACCAGAATGTTCCGTGTTAGCTGCCTTTGAGGGAAATTATTCAACACCGACAAGTATTCGCGGCAATAACGATCAGATGCTCCAGGGGTTCATAGGACGAGGAAGTTACAACTAAAGTAACACTCAACAAGTTTTATGAAACCCCTGGGATTGAAAAGTCTCAGGGGTTTTTGTTTATGTGTTGCTTAAAAGCAACAAAGGAATTTGACAATAAATGGATAAAGAGATACAATACAAAACTTCTGAAACAAAGCGTGATTGGTTTAAAGATCATGTTCTGACAAAGGAGCAACTAGCACAGTTGATAGCTAACAAGTTACAACGTGCAAAGGTCTATCAGATCCTGTATAAGGTAAAATGATAGACAGCGTGAATAGGCAACGAGAGCCGTAATACAGCGCAAAATGTATAGAATGGGCGGACAGTATACATGAACGTGTGGCGATAACACATTAGTAAGACTACTGGGTAGGGTATTGACCCTATCATGTCGTGTAGCAATACACGGCATTCTAAAACATACTAACGGGGTAACCCTGCAGTAGCTTTCTAGATAAGCAGGCTGCAAGTTTCTTGAAAAGTAGGTGGTATAACGGGGTCTAGTGTGTTTTAGAATGCTTACTACAGATGAACAACTCATATCCCTCTGACGGGTATGCTGTAGTGACAGATTTTTATTCTCCGGTACTCTAATTGGTAAGAGACCTGACTGTTAATCAGACGTAAAGGCTGCAAAGCGTAATATGGAGGTTCGATGCCTCTCTGGGGAGCCAAATTTAGGTGCGTTCATATAATGGTCATTATCTCGGATTGTCTATCCGAAGACGGGAGTTCGATTCTCCCACGCATCGCCAGTATTATGTTGGGGTATAGTGTAATGGCTTATCACAGCGGGCTTTGAACTCGCTAATCTTGGTTCGATTCCAAGTACCCCTACCAAGTTCATCTGAGTGAAATGTTACGGTAGCATCCCTGTCCTGGACACAGGAAGCGGCAGTTCAACTCTGCCCACTCAGACCAAATGTGTTTCTCATTGTGTACAATTGTATAGAATGAGAAACAAAAATCAATGGAGTGTGTTCCCTGTTGTCGGCTGTAACCCGATAGGCACAATAAGCAGGGTGGCGCCAAGTAGTTCGATTCTATCACACTCCACCAGTATATGGGGGCAGCAGCGGGCTGCGGTGATCCCTTGCAAGGATCATGACTAGAAGGGTTCAACTCCCTCGGCCTCCACCAAGTTTAGGATGCTAACAGCAAAGTTAAAAACTTTTCTTTTGGTGAAAACAAAACGCATCCTGTTTTATATGCTCTATTAGTTCACGTGGTAGAATAACGGTTTTGTAGTCCGTAGAAGGCAGTTCAAGTCTGTCATAGAGCACCAATTAATACTCCGGTCGTATAGTGGCTAGGACGCCAGCCTTTCAAGTTGGAGAAGCGGGATCGAAACCCGTTCGGAGTACCAAATTATTCTATATATTTAGATAGTAATTTTTGTGCCTGCTTCATTGTAAGCCTATTGCCAGCTAAATCAGTAAGCACAAAACATAAACAATATCTATCTTCTTTTGGATTTACTACTAAATGTGGTATACCTACTTGAATTAATGCACACCCTGTTACATTAGTAGCATGTACATGCGTAACTTCATTGAGAGAAAATTCAAGATATTCGGTATCAGCCATTGTTACTTTTACTTGTTTTTTATTTACGGAGTCATTAATAGTAAACCAAAGCATTTTACTATTTTTTCCCTTATATATCCAATTAATCTTAGTGAAGTCACCGGATAAGTTGTCAGCGTGAATGGTTCCTTGTTGTCCGGGCTTTCTATAGAACAATTCAATCCAAGATACTTTTATTCCTAAATTAAATAACAACTCTTTTATTTCGAGATTTATTTCATCTAGACTAATGGATGTGTGATGTTCTGTTATTTTTGTGATATCATACATTTCTCTCATAGGTGAAATGTACAATGTCAATGGGTTGCAATAAGGATTCATATATATATTTAGTAATTAGTTTTTGCGACCGTAACTCAGTTGGATAGAGTACCAGGCTACGAACTTGGGAGTCGGGAGTTCGAATCTCTCCGGTCGCACCAATTTTAAATTTCGTGTCCTTTGTTGACGCTTAATTACATAATTTATTTATTTTGCACTAATTTTTGTATTGTGACTAATAGTTCGTTGTAGTTAGACGGCTTGGGTACAATATAATAACTAGCATCATCAATAGTAGGCAAGTCTTCATAGTACAAGTCTAGATCAAAACTAACGGCCGCGTGATCTAATTTATAGTTTGCATATTTAAGAAATGCAATATACTGTTTAATTTTTGCAATATTAATGGATACAGTATCAACAAGAGTTGATTCTTCTTTATTAAAATGCCATTTATAATTTCGTTCATGTGCAATATACCAACTTGCAACTTGTTTAATAAAATCTTTTCTTCTAATTCTTATTTTATATGCCTCACGTAGTAAATATATGGATGCTTCTGTTCCGTATCTATGTAGGTATACAAAATGACATTTAAGAATAAAATCTTTTGAATGCTTAATATAGTTTAAAAAATTATTAATTTCTTGTTGGCCTGTGTAATCAGGTTCTACAAAATAAGGAATATCTTTTTCATATAACGATTTTATGTACTTACCTAACACAGTACTACCTGTTCTGGGAGTTGACAGTATTAGAATAGGTGTTTTTGTTATTGTAAACATATGATATTTAGTTAGTCATTTGTTCTACTAATATAAAGGCTATTATACCTGTTTTGTAATCAGGTTATGGCGGTTTGAATCTCTTAGGTCGCACCAAAGTTTGACAATAAATCACAATTGTGATACAATACATTTTTAAAAGGAGAACGACATGAAACGTTCAGGTAAACGATAGTGTCATTCTTAGACTTCCAAGTATGGTCTAGGGATGGCACATTAAAGAAAATTTAATACTGCTATCCCTCACAAACATTAAGGTGATGTAACCGGCTCTTAACCGGTAAAACACGGATCGTTACCGTGGTGTGGGACCATATTTGGGTTCATAGTTTAACGGCTAAAACATCAGACTTTTAATCTGTAAGACTCCCGGTTCGAATCCGGGTGGACTCACCATATAAAAACACATTATAAAACGGGTTCGATTCCCTGCTAATAAAATAGTCTGGTGACGGAAGCTAGTGTGTTTCTATATGGTTAGTAGCAAAAGATGGGACTGAAACAGGACTGTTAGTCACAGCCTAT